GCGCTTGCAGCCAAACCAGCCAACGGCGACATTCCCGCAATGAAGGCCGTACGGGGCAGGCTGATTGTCTCATTCCTCGGCCAGCATAACGGAGTGGAAGAGGCGTCGTGCTTCGATACGAAGTTTTGGCCTGCACTGAAAGAGTCTGTAGGTTTGGAGTGTCATTTCCAGATCGCAGAGAAGGACGCCAACGGCAAGCACTACATCAATATCGAGGATTTGATTTATGTTGCAGGGGAAGAGTACGTGGACGGCAAACCCGTACAAGGAGAGCAGCAATGAAGTTCATCGACAACGAAGGACAAGTCCAAGACGGCATCCTGCTGACTGACGAGCAGGTCGTGCAGCGGGAGAGGCTTATTACCTACTTCCACGAGGAAGCGTGCGGCGGAAATTATCATTCGTCTTATGGTAAAGACGTGAGGAAGTGCGTGACGCTCGCCAACGCTTTCGTCGCCGGCGCTATCGCCAAGGCCGCGAACACCGAACCGATTCCAGACCCCGAAGACTTGCATCCTTCACCATTCCCGACAGGAGTTGAAGCGTGAACTACGTCAAAGTTGAATCATCGCAGATCGCAGAAGTGGGTTTCGGGGAAGGTCGCTATGGCCCCGAGACCCTTGGATTGAAGTTCCCGCCCAACCGCAAGCAACTCGCCGCCGGCGAAACTGGCTCCGAGTACCACTATCAGAACGTGAGCAGCAGGACGCATCAAGCGCTCGTGGCCGCGCCATCCATCGGCATCTATTTCGGGCAGAACATTAAGAACAACCCCGCGTACCCGTACGTGAAGGTGGAAGCGGAACCGGTAATCACCGTATTGGATGCGGTAGGACCGGACCCTACGCCTGCATCCACACGTGCCCGTATTGCGGATGCAGAAAAACCTGTCTCGACTCAATCGAATGGTGCCGAGTCTACAATCGCGACTGAACCGCCCAGCACCGCCCTTGCCGTTATCGACTCGATGGCTGATGACTTACTCTTCACTCCGGGCGCCATCACCGATGCGCAGCTTGCGGCTGGCCGGCAGTGGTATCTCACCGAAGCAAAGAAGTACGACATTTCAACGGAGCCGAAGCGCACGGAACTGAAGCGGTTCGCGCGTCCACTCCAGAAGCTCCGCACCGGCATTGAGGCGCGAGCAAAGGAACTGACTGGTGCAACAAAGCGCAAGATCGCAGCCATCGATGCAGAGAAGCGCCGTCTGGTGCAGATCGTTGGCGGAATCGAGGATGAGGTATTGCGCCCTCTGACCGAATGGGAAAGCAAGGAAATGACTCGCGTGGATGAACACGCGGAAGCGCTCAAGACCATCCGCGAGCATATCCTCTATGGCGCAACCGAAACAGTCACCGATTTGACGATTCGCCTTGCGTGGTTGGAAGAACAACGGAAACGTGATTGGCAAGAGTTCGCGGTTCCGGCAGAGCGCGCCATCAATGACGAGGTTATGAGAGTGGAAGCACTTATCGACCTCGCCGATGCGCGGGACAAAGAGCAAGCCGAACTCGCCAAACTCCGGGCCGAATCCGTCGCAAGGGAACAGCGGGATCGCATCGAAGCTGCGGCACGGATCGCGCGGGAACAGGCCCAGCTAGAATCGTCGACGGAAGCGTTGCGCCTTCAAAGGGCAGCGGAAGACGCTGATACGCGCCGGGAGATCGCGGAGGGTATGCGCATCGCGTCGGAACAAGCGGCAGCACGGAGAGCCGAAGAAGCGGTCGCACAAGCCAAGCGCGACCAGGAGCAGGCCATCGAAAATGAGCGCATGCGGGTTGCTTTGGAAGCCAAGCATGAACGGGAAGCGGCTGAAGCGCGGGCAGCGGACGATGACCACAGGTGCAAGGTGAATAAGGAAGCCATCGACGCCATAGCCAAGCATCTTCCGATTGAATGGGATCTTGCTAACACGATTGTCTCAGCTATTGCAGCGGGGCTCATCCCCCACGTAACCATCAACTACTGAGATGCCATTTCCGGCCACACAAGAGGCGTTGTTTGCAGCCGGATATTCGTATGCCCGTTGGGAGCGATGTCCGGTCTGCACCCTCGATGTGGAGATTTGGAATTCACCGGGGAAGAGAACTATAGCCATGGAGCCAATGCCGTCTTTCAAAACCCCGGCAATTCGACACTATGAGCAGTGCAATCTTGCACCAAAACAGGAGGAGCAAAGTGGAAGAGGAAACGTACAAGACGCTGCGGGACGAGATAGCAATCGCCGCGATGGTGTGCATGCTACAGGAGGACAAGTACCCTCCCAGACAGACGGCGCGAGAGGCCTACGCGATGGCGGATTGGATGCTCACGGCTCGGGAATCAAGCTCTACGGAGTCACCGACAAGAACATGATCGCGGTAGGATGGCTGGACGGAACGCTGAAAGTCCAGTTCCGCTACGGTAAGTACCACTATGCCAACGTCGCGGAGGATGTGTTTCAGAAGATCAGGAACAACCCATTTCCGAATTCTCTTTTTGTTAAGCTCGTGAAGAATCACCCTGAACTCTATCCCTGCACCAAAATGGAGTAGCTATGGCATTCCCGAAGACGCTGAATGAAATGAAGTCGCACGGCTATACGTTCAAGGATTACGGCGTGTGCCGTGGTTGTGGTGATGACATCGAATGGTGGGAAACACCCAATGGCAAGAAAATCCCCATGAATCCCATGACTGGCGGCGATTCCGGAGCTACCGCTCACTGGGCCACATGCACAGAGCAAGACTCTTTCAGGAAGAAAGACTAATGCACTCACTCTTCGCCCGCAAGCTATCACTGCGCCCGTTCCGCTGGTACCAGGAGCCTGCCATCCCGATGTTCCGCCAAGCCGTCAAGGAGGGGCACAAGAAGATCGTCGGGCAGGCACCGTGCGGATATGGGAAGACGGTCATCGCCGCACACTTGGCTGTGTCGTCAATGCTAAAGGGTAACAAGGTGCTCTTTGCATGTCCGCGCATCTCGCTTGTGGATCAAACCTTAGAGTCGTTTGATGATCAAGGTATCCACGACATTGGCATCTTGCAGGCGAATCATAAACGCACAAATCCAATGTGCCAATTGCAGATCGCTTGCTTCGATACGCTCTACTCGCGCGACTTGCCTGACTTCGACTTTGTGATCCTCGATGAGATACACCTGGCCGACGCGCGGATGTGGAAGTTGATGGAGCGGTGGAAGATTGTTCTCGCCTTGACCGCTACGCCATGGAAGAAGGGACTCGGACTCCATTTCAGCAAACTCATCGTGCTTTCGACTATCAGCGACATGCTGGAGTACCACGAGAAAGACCCGTCCGTGGGGCTGGTGCCGATCAAAGGGATTGGGCCTAAGCTGGATTTTCTGAGGGACATTGAGAAACTGAAGACCGGCGCGGATGGAGACATTCAAGAGAATGCGGCGGCGCATTTCATGGAGAAAAACGAGGTCGTCGCCGATATTGTTGACACGTGGCTTAGAACTCGTCAGGAGGGGAACCACCCAGGCGATAGGACATTCGTTTTTGCTCGAAGGAGGATCACTGCGGTTGCATATCAAGAGGCCTTTGCCGCGCAAGGAATCAAGTTCGATTACATCGATGCATTCACATCCGAGCGCAGCCCGATTTTCAAGCGTTTCCGGTCGAAAGAATCCCAAGGCATCGTCAGTGTTGGATGTTTGTCAACTGGGGTGGATGAGGACGTGCGATGCATCGTCGATGCCGCTCCCCGAAAGAATCAAGCTGACATCGTGCAAGCTCTTGGAAGAGGGATGAGGCCGGCAGAGGGAAAGGAGTTCTGCTACCTGTGCGATATGGTAGGCAACGCAAACCGCTACGGATGGTTTGCCGACATTTTCCACGAGAAGCTAGACGACACGCCTCCACACGTCAAGGGAAGCGCCTACGAGAAAGATGAAGCGGCCCCGACGGAAGTGAAGAGGAAGCAGTGCTCGATATGCCGCGAGTTTCTGCCCCGAGGAGCTTTTAAGTGTTTAGTCTGCGGGAATGTTCTGGTGGTTGACGATACGGTTACACTCGACGGCGAGCTAGTGGACCTGCATCGCGCGAAAGTAGAGAAAAAGGTTAAGAAGGAACGTCTTCAAAAAAGCGAAGAGCAGGCATTCTATTCTGGTCTGATTGACTTTGGGCAGAGCCGGGGATTCAAGCCAGGATGGGCGGCGAACAAATTCAAAGAGCGCTTCGGAGTTTGGCCTCGCAATTTAGAAGTGGTCCCGATGACTCCGCGCAAAGCCGTGAAGGAATTCATCGCGGAATCTGCGCGGAAATACCGGGAGAAACAGAAAGCACAACCTGCAGTTGAAGAATATCAAGAGGAGTTTTAGCTATGAAAGTAGAACTGGAACCAGAAGAAACCCTCAGCGGATGCCCGATGTGTGCATCTGAGGCGTCATTTCATTCAACGATGATCGGAGCAAATCAAATGGTATCCGGTGCGCCCGTAGCGCCAACCGGCTCGCTATTTTGGGTGAAGTGCGAGGATTGCGGGCTAACTCAACCGGGAGTAACGGACCGCTTCAATGCGCTGTTACGGTGGAATCGGAGGGACGGATGAGCGAAATAATCAACATGCCTCACAACTCTATTATGGGAGCGGAGATGATTCTTCCAGATCAGCGGAATTGGGGAGACTATGAACGTTTCCTGTTTAGTAAGTCTCAGATTGGTGGCATGTCTGGATTCGATCCGATATGGATACCCGACTGGCTATTTCCCTTTCAGCAACAGTTGACCGAATGGGCAATCCGCAAGGGACGCGGTGGACTGTTCGAGGATTGCGGTTTGGGGAAGACGCCGCAGTTTTTGGTGTGGGCTGAGAACGTAGCCCGGCACGAGAATGGCCGGGTGCTAGTACTTTCTCCGCTTGCCGTGTCATTCCAGACTTTGGCTCAGTCTGAGCATTTCGGCATTGAGTCTTGCGTATCGCGCAATGGCCAGTTGCCGCTTGGGAAGAACATCATCCTTACGAACTACGAGAAGCTGCACCTGTTCAACCCCTCCGACTTCGTTGGCGTGGTGTGCGACGAGTCGGGCATCCTCAAGAACTACGATGGGACCTTGCGCGGAAGAATCACCGAGTTCATGAAGAAACTGAAATACCGGCTGCTCTGCACTGCCACCGCAGCGCCGAACGATTACATCGAACTCGGCACAAGCAGCGAGGCCCTGGGGGAACTTGGGTACGTAGACATGCTGACAAGGTTCTTTAAGAACGATCAGCACACGATAAAACCGATGGTCTATCGGAATCATGGAAACAATTTTCAGCAGTTAGATGAGGCGGCTAAGTGGCGATTCAAAGGACATGCTCGCATTCCGTTTATGCGGTGGGTGTGTTCGTGGGCTCGAGCTATACGCCGTCCATCGGACATCGGCTTTGAAGATGGGCCGTTCAGACTTCCTCCACTGATCGAACAGGACCATCTGGTGATTGCTGATAGCCTCCCGTCTGGCATGCTGTTTCCCCTGCCCGCCGTGGGACTGACAGAACAGCGTGACGAGCGGCGGCGAACTATTCAAGAGCGATGCGAGAAGGCGGCGGCGTTGGCGAATGAGCAAGAGTCTTCTGTCATATGGTGCCACTTGAATCCAGAGGGAGATTTGATCAAAAAGCTACTCGATGGGGAGCAAATATCAGGGAGGGACTCGGAAGATGCCAAGGAAGAGAAGCTGCTGGCATTTTCCAAGGGCCAGATCAAGCGCATCGTGACCAAAAGCTCTATCGCGGGCTGGGGCATGAACTGGCAGCACTGCTCACACACCGTAACCTTTCCATCGCATAGTTTCGAGCAGTACTACCAGTCAGTCCGCCGCTTCTGGCGCTTTGGGCAAGTCAACCCCGTAACCGTGGACATCGTAACCACGGAAGGCGAGCAGTCCGTATTGCAGAACCTCCAGCGCAAAGCCAAGGCCGCAGATGAACTATTCTCTTCTTTGGTCGAGCAGATGAATCAAGCAATCGCCATCGACCGCAGCGTTACATTCACCGAGAAACAGGAGAACCCATCATGGCTGTGAAGGAACAGGAAATCACCAAACAGTACGCCATATACAACGGAGATTGCATCGAGGTCATGAAGTCCCTACCTGCCGGACGTATTCACCTTTCCGTATATTCTCCTCCGTTCGGAGGACTCTATTGCTACAGTTCTAGCGAGAAAGACCTGTCGAACTGTAAGGACTACGACCAGTTCTTTGAGCATTACACCTTTGTTGTGCGCGAACTCTTTCGCCTGACGGTTCCCGGTCGCATGACAGCGGTGCATTGCATGGACGTGCCGACAGGTAACTGTGGGACCGATGGTCTGATTGACTTCCCCGGCGACATCATCCGACTCCATGAGCGGGAAGGATGGAAGTACATTGCCCGGTACTCGATATGGAAAGAGCCTCTGGCGGTGCGCAACCGGACAATGGCAAAGAACCTTGCCCACAAGACCATCGTGGATGACTCCAGCCGTTGCTCTGTGGCGTCTGCTGACTACCTGCTAGTCTTTCGCCGCAAAGGAGAGAACCCTGCCCCCATAGCTCATCCTACGGGGCTGCAATCGTACGCTGGCGAACGGGAGATGCCCGCCGAGTTGCTGCGGTATAAAAACTGGAAGGGAAATCAGATCGAAAATAGGTACTCGCATTGGATCTGGCGGCAGTACGCTTCCGCCTTCTGGGACGACATTCGGATAGGTAGGGTTCTCCCGTTCATCCAAGCTCGCGACGAAGAAGACGAAAAGCATGTTCATCCACTCCAGCTTGACGTAATCGAGCGAGTTCTGACGCTTTGGTCTAACCCTGGAGAAACGGTTATGACACCTTTTATGGGGGTTGGTTCGGAGGTCTACGTTTCGGTTGCGCAAAGTCGCCGCGCTATCGGCGTCGAACTCAAGCCAAGTTACTACTCCCAAGCAAAGCGGAATCTTGAAAGCGGAGTTGCGGATAACTGGACCGACACAACTGGGCAAATGAATCTGCTTGACGAGATTGACGAGGAAGATGACGGCGAGTCAGATAGCTAAACAACTCCACGGCAAGAAGGCCGGTAAAAGATGGCAATGCCGCTGTCCTACCGGCCTTCACTCCCACGGAGATCGTAACCGGAGCCTGTCCGTATGGGAATCGGACGACGGCTGGGTGAGGCTGAAATGCTTCACCGGGTGCCAGAGAGACGAGATTCTCGCGGCCATGGGGCTCAAGGTCAGAGACCTGGCGCTGAACGAGTTCAACCCCAACCCAGAGTGGGAGCAACGGCGATGGGACAAGGACAGGCTCAAGCTCTTGGAGCGCCAGCACGGGCTGGCAATCATGGCCCAGGCGGTGATACCTGGAGAGCGGAACTACTGGCGAGCGGTGGAGCGAAATATAGCCGTGCGGGGGCGGGCGCTGAGGAGTAAACTTTATCCTGAATATGCCGCACAAATCCACCGTAATCAAGTCGCTCAATACCTCATCAAAAAGTATGGCTTCGAGGAGCTATCCAATTGCCTACCCCAAAATCTAGTGCAATCTTGCATCTCGCCACTCCAGACTTTGACGCCATCCGCGCCATGACATCCGAAGACGCAGCTAAGCCAGTGGTGAACATTCTCCGCACCATGGAAGCCGCGGACGAGCGTATCGAGTCCTTGACGCGGCAAGTGTACGCGCTCAGGGGCGCCGCCATGAAGATTGCCGATGAGAAACGCATCTACGAGCAATTCGAGGATGAGGAAGTCGGCAAGCCTTTCCGCAGTTTGGATCGATGGAACAAGGCTACATTCCCGAAGTCATGGCGCTACAACCAAGAGGCCCTGGCAACCATATCCAAGCTCCCCGACGTGCCGATGGAGCAGCTTATATCCATGCCCAGGTGCAACATGGTGATGCTGGCAAACAACGTGAGCAGTTCCGTGAGAGCCTTGCCAGACGTGCTGCAGGCCGCCCAGACGCTCTCCGAAAGCGACTTCGCCGATAGGTTATCTAGGGACCACGGCCAACATCTAGAACGCAAGGAAACGCTTAAATTCACCTATTCCAAAGGTGAGGCGGAGATGGTGAAACTGGCGCTTGGGATGGTGGGAAAATTGATCGAAATAGACGATATGTCGGGCCAGCTGCTCGCTCTGGCGATCGACTACATCGCAGAGCATGCGGCATGATCGCCGCTCTTTTTGTCATGCGCGGCGGGTGCTACTACGGTTTGCCTGATGTGGACCCGTGGGACGAAGCGCTAGATGCCCGGAAGTACTCCGGTCCGTATCGCGTTGTTGCCCACCCACCATGCGAACGATGGGGGAGATATTGGGGCGGAGCTCCTACAACTTGGCCACGACTCATCAAGGGAGACGATAAAGGTTGTTTTGCTTCCGCTTTAGCGTCTGTACGCCGGTGGGGTGGAATTCTGGAACACCCGGAAGGCTCGGCGGCATGGCCAGCATTCGGCTTGATGCGTCCACCGCGTGAAGGCGGATGGGTTCCCGCTGATTGGATTGAAGGATTCCAGGGATACACTTGCGCGGTAGAGCAGGCGAATTATGGCCACCGCGCCCGCAAGCTGACATGGCTGTATGCGTGTGGAGTCCATCTACCTGAATTGAAGTGGGGGCGCGCAGAGGGAGATTTTGTACGTCTGGAGGATGGCTTTCACTCTGCCGAAGAAAGAGCGCGAGCGATCAAGACGGGAGCGTGTCAAAGGCTATCCAAGAATCAGCGGATAGCAACGCCTATACCTTTCCGCGATCTGCTCATTTCTATCGCAAGGTCGGAAGTGTGAGACTAACTAGAATCAATCCCGTCAGCGCTAAGCGCCGCTCAAAGGGCGCCGTGCGCATCGTCGGGGGCAGGGAAATCTGCTCTCAGTCGACGGCCGGCCGAGCTGAGTACCAAAGACGACGGGAACTGCGCTGGGATCTGGACCGGGGTATCTGCTGTCTTTGCGGACTCTTCGTCCCACTCGAGCAGGCCACCACAGAGCACCCCAACGGGCGTGGCATGGGAGGCAGCAAGCGCGATGACTCGGTGGAGGCTATTCGGGTCGCGCACTGGTTCGGGAACAACGCCAAGGGCTCGGTGAGCTACGAGCGGTACATGGAATTTCCGGAAGAAGTCAGGATCGCCAATTGCCAAGGTCTATGATCCCTAAAGCACTGAGCCCCGGCGAAGAAGCTTTTTGGTTACATTGCCGAGCCGAGAAGTTGGACCCTGTTCGGGAATATCTCTTCCATCCCACGAGAAAATGGCGTTTTGATTTCGCTTTCATCCCATCAAAAATAGCGGTTGAGGTTGAAGGACGCGGGCGGCATCAGAGCTTTGGTGGTTTCGAGGCTGATGCTCAAAAGTACAATGCCGCCGCTAAGTTGGGATGGACCGTTCTTCGATATACGCCGGCGATGGTGATGCGCGGAGAAGCGATCAACGATCTGATGGAGATGCTAGGTCCCCATGTTTAGTGCAAGATCGCACCGGGCGGAATAACTACGATCCGATCTCCAGTTGAGTTCTGCTTTTGTAGGGCGCCAGTTCCCTTGGCAGCCTTGTATATTTGCCTACCCCTCTTGATCGATCGCCAATAACACCCAACACTTTCAGATGTGGCGAAAAACGACTTCTCATTGACTGGATATTTGTTTTTCTTCATATTTCCCTTTCCGACGCGCTTTTGCTTTTAAACGGTCTTCGGGTGTTAGATTGTAAAAACTCCTAACCGTATTGCACCCTCTCGGGCGGTGTTTTACGCGCTCTCCCGGGACCCCCGCTTGAAGCCTTAACCGAGGACAGAGGCTTGAAACGGAGGGGCGATTGATGCTGCCGATTGACCTGTATAACGCCTGCGCTCGGGGCACCAGCCCCTCACGCCAGTTAAAGCGCCAGAGACGGTTTCAATCCTGCGTACGTTCCACCCGACACACCGAAGGTTTCAGCGTCCAACATCCTCAGCCTATCCAATGGATTTAGGCTTTGGTCGGAATTAACGTCGATACCGGGCCACGCGTTCAGCCAACCTCGACGGCAGTCTTTCGGCTGCACAGCCCAGGCGCACAAAAGCGGAAACCTTGACGTGATGCAACGAATTGTCAGGGTTTTTTGCAATTTTGTTCCTGGCCACTTGCAACCTTATCACATAGTTTGGTATCCTACAAGTGCGATTGATTCCTGGCCGTTTCAACGCGTTTTCCTTCTCGATGGCAAAACAGCTCCTTCCTCTCGGTTGGGGCTGTTTTGTTTGCATCCAACTATTCGAGGTGCCTCAAATGATCACGTTGATTATCGTTGTTCTAGTCTTGATGCTGTTCACAGATGGATTCCGCGCCCCTGAACCGCACTATCGCTACGGGTACGGTGCCCTGGGCCTGATCCTGCTGATTCTTTTGTTCTGTATGTTGCTGGGCTTGCTTCCTGGCTTGAGGTAGGGCGCTGATCGTTGACCGGACCGAGCGCCCTAGGTAGTGCGGAAGTGGAGCGAGGGTAGTGTTGCGGGTTAACTTATGAACCGATTGAAAATGTGGCGCAGGTCTCTGATTATCAAGGCGGCCCCTACCACGATCAAAACCACATAGCATGCCAAAAACAGAAAAGCTGCGATTTCGTGCGCCAAGTGAATCATCAGAGAAGTCCTTTCCATTGCAGGATGTTGTAAAGCGGTTGGAATGTGGCGAGTAGAGCTACGGCAACGATGAACGCAAGCACGGTGATGATGGTCCACTCGTAGATCGAACGCCAGGGGGTTAAAACGTAATAATGCAATAACGTTTCTAGCCAGGCCGGGCCTTCAGTGATGCGGTTGGTCATGCGTAGACCTTCTCTCTTAGCGCATCCGCCTGCATCCCAAGTACTGCCTGAGCTTCACGGCTCACGATCTTACGGTTGAGCACGGTTGCCAGGTTGAGTAAACCCTCTCGGTTCCCGCAATCGCACTGCATCGAGTTGATTCCCACGAGTCCACATTCGCACAGATAAGCGTTCTCGAGCCTCATGGCTTCTCCTGCGATTCCTGCTTTTTCCGCAACTCAGCCCGTTTGTGCCGGTCACGGCGCTTCTTTGATGCGGAGCGCTTCGGATCAGGCAGCGCTCTATGGACGTTAGCGATGGTATCTGTGAATCCATCGCGCCAAGGGGCAAGCTCGCCAGCGTAGTAATCGTCGGGCGAACCCTTGCAATCATTTGCAAGCCAATCGTCTTCTTGGTCATCAAAGAAACTCATGGCCTCTCCTGGTCGTCGTAGAGTACGTTATGGAGCCTCATGGCCCACTGTTCGCGGCGTTCGTTGATCCGTACGCGCCAGATGGCAAAGACAAGGAGCGCGTAGCCGATGGCGAGGAGGATGACCGCATTCCACGGCCAGTGCATCATGGTTTCCATTTACGGCCTCCGATCATGGTTTCACGAGTGAGGATTGCGCCGATGATCAAGAGAGTCAAATCGGCAGGGATTGAGAGAATCAAGAGCAGACTCATTTGCGATTCCTTTCGTACTGTTCAAGAGCGTCGAGCTGCAGTTCACGGTAGCGTTCGGCTCGGCTTGCCAGGCGCTCACGTTCCCGAGGCGGAGTGGATTTATTGCAGGACCAAACGTCGCAGCAGGCGGCGAAGAGGCCCAGGGATTCGATTTCCTCTTCGATGGCGGTCATAAGTTTCTCCTTTGAAACCCATTTCAATAGGTGTTTGGTGCAAGATTGCACTAAAATACTTTCGTTACCCCACTCATAATGCCTGCTCTGTGTCCGGTGAGTTATGGGTGCTCTGTGCAGTTAAGGTCCCCGCAGGTTGTACAGGCAAATTTACTAGGCGCATAAGGCCCGTCATTCGATGGCCGCTGTTCTGTGTCCGGCGAGAATAACCATTCACTTTTGAGTCGTTCCACCTCAGCCCAAGGGATTCGGTAGTCACGTCCTGCAGGACCGCCGAGTCGGTAAGCTTTGACTCTGCCGGCCTTTATCCAGTTCTTGACCGTGCCGGCGGAGCAGGAGAACTCTTTGGCCACTTGGGGGACGGTATAGTCGCGTTTGTCAGTCATTGTGGTTACTCCTCCCGAAGATGGTACGCGAGAATCTCAGCCTGTTTTTCCCGAGCAGCCCCAGCAGCAGCCCAAGCAGCAGCCCAAGCAGCAGCCCCAGCAGCATCCCGAGCAGCATCCCCAGCAGCCCGAGCAGCAGCCCGAGCAGCATCCCGAGCAGCATCCCCAGCAGCCCAAGCAGCATCCCCAGCAGCATCCCGAGCAGCATCCCGAGCAGCAGCCCAAGCAGCATCCCCAGCAGCAGCCCAAGCAGCATCCCGAGCATCCCGAGCAGCATCCCCAGCAGCAGCCAACTCATCGCTGTTAATCCGCCCGTTGACGTAGTCTCGCGCTGCTTTGATGGCCAGTTCTGGGCGTTTGTCGTCCGAGTATTTCCGCCAGATAGGCAAAACCTGTTCGGCAAAGTCGGCAGCCATAAGTCGAGCCACCTTGTCGCAATTCTCGGCTGTAGCCACCATCGCCCATAGGGTATCGTCAAGGCCGTTGATTTCAAGGACGGTCAAGATGTTAATTGGTGTATCGTCGCCGTATTCCTCGCGTGATAGCGCCTTGCGGAGGAACTCGTAGCGCGATTTGCAAGCTGATGCTTTGCGCAGGAGTGCAAATGTGGTAGTTAGTTTCACTTGTGAGCCTTTCCTCGTAAGTCGTTGATTACGTTAGACTGGTGCAAGATCGCACCTAATTGCCCAGATAACGCGCTGGGCTCGCGGTTTAGTGGGATATTGCACTAAAGTGGCCCTACAATATCTTCCGCGCATTGGGCGCACAGGTAACAGGATGCATCATTGGGGAAGCGGGCCAGACCGATAGACGGCTCCCGCGTACCATCGGCGAGGCATTTATCGCACAAATTCATCGAAGCCTCTGCTGGAGATACAAACCCGTTGTGTGGCAGCGCGATAGACGTTTTCAGTTCTGTGACCTTACGTTGAGTTTCGGTCTGGTCTATGAGGGACTGCGGCGGATAGGGGAGTGCTGCCCAGTGAGTCACGCGCCACATAATCGGCCGGCAGGGGCGCTCCATTTCTGTATGCCATACGCCATCGGCAGAAATGAATGCGAGTCCGCCATAGACGAGTACGGTTTCACCTGGGGGCGGAACTTCATAATCCACATCGCGCCACTCGATGGTTTGCAGTCCATTCATGCGACCACCACTGTCTTCCCGGCTGCGTACATACCCTTGACGATGCAATCGGCGAGAATGAGCGACTCTTCCATGTTGAGTTTGCGTGTCCGAACCACATCGCGGATGATATCCCCTCGGCGAACCGACTCGGCATCCTTGTACTTGCGGGCGATCTTCAAAGCCAACTTGCTCACTTGATTCATTGTCATTTTTCATTCTCCTGCCCGGATAACGCTCCGGGCTAGCGGTTTAGTGGGATATTGCACTAATTGCCGTGGTCGGAGCGGCGAAGGTTAAGCAAGTGCGGCGGATTGAGCATTAGCTATTGGAAATTCCCAAGTATCCTGGCAGTCGCGCCGCGCCATCACATCGAAGACGATAACGACTGTGGTTGTGTTGTCGTGGTCGACAGCGTGGCGATCCGCGTGATTCTTTGCCAGCTCAGAGGCTTTCTTGAGGCTGGTTGCGGTCTCGACCATGCCACAGCACGAATCGCTGATTTGGTAACGGTCATGAACGGTAGTGAATTGTCTCGGCATTTTTCATTCTCCTTACCGCTAGTAGCGGCTACCGGGATTACGGCTCCCGGCAGGCCGATTGATGCTACCTAGTCAAACAAGTAGTAGCCGAAAGCCGTCCGGCGCGGCTAAGGTTAGCTGGCCCGTGAAAGTATGACATACCTAACTACAGCGGCTTCCAACTCTGCTGCGCGGTCATCCCCAGCCAAAGGCCAACCCGTGCGGCGTAATGATCCCATAAGGGCATCCATCGCATTGTCGATTGCGTTCTTGAATCGTGCTGGCGCTTCTTCCCGCGCATCCAGATATTTACGTGCTTCAACTGTCAAGCTCATTTCATTCTCCATAAGGCTGGTTGCCTTCTTGCTTACATATCCACACTAACACACGATACCGTCATGTCAAGTAAATTCGACAATACCGCACAACACTTTAGTAATACGTCAACAGAGCACTATGCAGGGCGGAGGAGAGGGCTCTTTCCCTTCCCCCGCTCTCGTTCTCGTGCTCTGATGCTTTTGCGGCGGCGCGTTGAAAGCAGGGCAGATGCGCGCGGGGTGCCGGCGGCTGCGGGAGAACGGCGGGACTTGTCCGAGGAGGCGGGGCGGGGTGGCTTGGACGTCCCGACGGTGCATGGTCGAAAAAATGGGAATCTAAAGTTCTCGCTAATAATAAACAACGAAAATAATAATAAAATAGCTTGACATTGGACCCCACTAATAATAAACTTCATTCATGCCACACTGTAATCAATGCGAACAGGACTGGGAGCAGAGGAAGCTAGGCGGTGATCCTGTTCAGTGTCCAAGGTGTCATAGAACGGATTGGCGAGAGCCGAAGAAGGGGAAGAATGGAAAAACCGAAGGAAGGCTCGTATCTGAGAATGTGGAATTACCTGGCGGCATCTCGCGGTTTCCTCGGAAAGAACAGGCCTGTGTTAGCGGACCGGCAAATCCAGCAAGCGCAGGAAATATTAAATCTCCTAATGGACCCAGAGAACAACCTGGATTTGATGCGAAAGCCGTGATGTGCCCCTATACCGAGTACGATCCTGAGACCGGGGAGACGTATGGGTGCCTGTTGGCTGAGCATAGTCTGAAAATCAAGCATCGGCGCGGTCCTGCGATTTAGTGACTCCATGTGGCGGGGAGGATGGTATGACGAAACTGACTGAGCCGATACAGCGGTACTCATTTCCATCAGCAGAAGGGTATCCCGCTTTCGATATGGTGAGCTACGCCGATCATCTCGCAGCACTCGCCAAAGCGGAAGCGGAGCTGGACGCGCTCAAGGTGCAGTTGAGCGAGGCTGAATCTATGCTTCGCATCGAGTCTGAGGCAGCGCGGAATTATCAAGCCGAGAACGCATCCCTGCGGGCGCAGGTAGCGCGGCTGACGGAGCCGGCTTTTTAGTGCAATCTCGCATCAAGGTCAAGTTATGGTATTGTTAGGGAATGGCGACGGATATCTTCGACGGCCCTAAACTGAAGTCTTTTCGCAAGCGGGCTCGTCTGACTCAGATGCAAGTGGTTACGATGGCCGGTGTATCAGAGACAACCATCTGCTACCTGGAGCGCGGCGACCGCAAACCGCAAAGCCGGACCCTCCAAAAACTATTGAACCTGTACGCCACGCGGATTGACTACTGGCGGCAGTTGGCTGCGAGACTCGAAGGAGAAGTGCATGTCGAAGGAAAAGTCGATCCCCAAGCGTCTGAGTGGAAACGAGGCTCTGGACTCAATCATGGAAGCAATCTACAAACGCCTGTCGGCTCACGGCCACTTCCACAGCCACAAAGCGTACCAGGGCTACAGCGCAACCGTTAAGCTCGAATTCCGGCCGGCGCGCAGTTTCTCCCCGCCTTTGACCGATGACTTCACCGTGGAAGACTTGGATCCCGGTGTGGAGTTGGAACCGGCTATGTACGAAACAGTTGAGATCCCCGTCCGTCCCCCAAACCAGGTACGCGAGGAAGCTGGGCTAGATATGCCAGTGCAGGTAGAGGAGCGGGGTCAGTTGGTCGAGCGCTTCATCCCCCCGGCGAAGTATAAGGGCAGGCTGAAGCCCAACGGCAAGAAGCCATCCACGGCGAGCATGGACACGCCCGCGGTCCCGGGAACGAACCCGGTGAGCGATGAAGTAGTCGAGCAGTTCGGCGTACAAACGAGGCCGTAAATGACGCGCGAAGAAAAGGTCCATCAAATCGCAGATCAGATGCAGGAGTTGCTCAGGCAGCCGGGAGTTGAAATGTACCTCGTTCCTGACGCCGAGCATACGGTGCTGATTCACGGAAGGGTCAACCTGCTTCTTCTCGCGGAGTGGGTTCTGGCGAGAACGGGATAGATGCCTCCAGCCAAGTTCAAACCCGCTCGTGACAAGAGCAACGCCGAACTCAGGCGGGCCGCACTCCAGCGCCTCCAGAACCGCTGGAACCTCGACAACGAGGATGGCGAGTGGGAACCCCAGACGGAGCCGGTCATCACGCCGGGACTAAAGGAAATACCGGGAGGAATCGAATTGTGCATCCGAGTTCTTCGATCGCACGAAGATGACGATGCCCGCCAGTTCCTTGAGATGTACGACCAGTGCAGCAAGACTGACCGCGCCCACTTGCGTATCGAGGACATTGCGCACGCATCTGGAATCGGATCGCTACGCCTAAGGGAGATCGTCGGCACGGCGCTGTTTATCTACGCCGACAGCCAAGCTCAGATGATTCTATCCGCGTCCATGCCCAAGGTCATGCGTTCCACGGTGAAGGCTGCGACGGACGAAGTACCCATCACCGCAACCGTAATCGAAAGAGACGGCGCGATTGTAACCAAGGTGGTAGGAAAGACCAACGGGGACGTCAGGGCGATGGAGATGTTGCTCAAGTCTCGTGGCATTCTTCCGATCCCCAAGGGATCGCAGATCGCTATCCAAGTGAACGCTGGCGACAAGGAATCCAAGCAACTTGAATCCGGACACACCTGGAAGTACCCCGAGGACCGGCTCAAGGAAATCGTAGCCGTGACTAACCCCAAGCAGCTCGAAGCGAGCCACGTCACGACCGGCGAGCCGATTCACTTCGATCACAACAAGCCGATGGTGTTTGAAAGGTAATAAGATGAGCCAATCGGAACCAAATGGAATTTATGTTTATCAGCCGTTTGGAATACAAGACGGAAAAGAGAGATGGTCGCTCGGCTTGATTTATGGCGTCGGGGGCCTTCCAAACCTCACTCGAATCGAAGGTCTCACCAAAGACGGCGCGGAACGAGTAGCGGCTGCATTGAGGCATGAGCATTCCTGCGAGTGCATGGACGCATCGGGACGCTGCATGATCACCGGAGAGGTTTGATATTTTCTCAAAACGCCTCGCTACCGAACAACTCTCCATGCTTTCGGAGCACTCCGCCAAGTCGGAGACCGGCCTATGGATTCCCGAATACCACTCCCTTTCCCAGATCGACAGCTTCAACTCCCACTTCAAGACGCTGGCGGAAAAAGCGGAACGTGCCGACGAAGACGTGGAGTCCGCTCTTGGTCCGGATGAATTGAACTGGATTCAGAATGAGTATGCCATCTGCGCCTGTGACGACCGCTACTGGATGGAGAGCTATTTCTACATCAATGACGACAGCAAGCTGGTCCGATTCAATGCTCGATTCTCTCAGTCCATGTTGATCGACACCTGGGCCGAACGCGAAGAGGCCGGGCTTCCCATTGAGCAACAGATCCTCAAGGCTCGCCAGCAGGGAATCTCGACGCTGGTCGAAGGGGCCATCGCCAAGAAAGTAAACTTCGGCATCGGCATCAAGGCGGCGGTAGCCTCCTACGATCAGGACGCCTGCGAGCGCATGGGCGGCATGATGGAGCTTGCCTTCAACGAGATGCCCTCATGGATGAAGGCCAACCCTACAAGCGACCGCGCCGGGTCACTGAAGGCATTCGCTGCTACCAATACGCGCTTGACCTTGTATTCGGGCAAGAAGGCTTCAGGTATCGCCCGTGGTGACACTCCGTCAGTCCTTCATATCTCCGAAGTCTCAATCTTCCCTGACGCATCGAACGTGATTGAGAAGTCTCTGTTTCAGGCCGTCCACCCTTCCCCCAACACGTTCATGATCCTCGAGTCGACGGGCAACGGAAACACGGACTGGTGGGCGCGCACGTGGTACTCCAGCAGGGACTACTGGGCATCTGGCGGGGCAAGGCTCCAGCCGATATTCTTCCCATTCTTCATCGCCGTCGACTTGTTCCCCACTCCGACGTGGCGCCGCGAGCACCCCGTACCAAGGGACTGGCAGATGCTCACCGAGACTCGGCAGATGATGGCCAAGGCTGCAGAGTACGTCCACCAGACGCCTTTGATTCGCAAGTACGCGGGCGACGGTTGGAGGATGCAGGACTTTCAAGCCTACTACTGGGAGCAGGAGTTGAAGGAAGCACGGCGCAAGGGCGAAGAGAATTCGTTCTATCAGGAGCGCCCGATGGACGACAACGAAGCCCTTCGGCCAAAGAAAGACCTTGTATTCAATCTGATGGAGGTCAAGAAACAGGAGGAGACGCGCTCAGATTACACGGTCTGGTCAATCATCGGCGAGCAGGTTCAGGAGCGATACTGCCCCGATCCGGTGGACATCGACTACGATGCCGACAGGTTCCGAGTGAGCTATGACGGCAACATCACCGACCTTCGCGGGAGGATGGCAAAGACGTTCTGGTGGGAGTTTGTTCCGATCAAGCAGCCTGTTGAGACGGGCATCGACCTGTTCGACGTGGAGCGCAAGTGCATGATCTACCGCTGGCCGGAAGCTGGGTACACCTACGGAATCGGCGTGGACAACTCAGGCGGAACAGGAAAGGACGGCACCTACCTCAGCGTGAACGGGAAAGCGATCTACGGGAATGAGCCCGACTTTCAGGCTGCGTGCTGGTGGTCGAACAAGACTGACCCCTCGCTGGTGCATCCGTACATCATGGCGCTGGCATCACTCTATGGGTCCGAGATGCCTGATGGAACTCACCCGATTGTGGGCATCGAGCAGGTCTATGGCCTGGGCGACACGCCGCAGATTCAGATGCTTTCGATGGGCTGGAACAAACGCAACTTCTACCACTTTAGCCGACTGGACGGCATGAACCCCGAGCACGACAAAAAGAAGTCAAAGCGCATGGGCTGGTACACGACGGAATGGAGCCGTAACTTCATGCTCTCGCTCTACAAGACGGCCGTAGAGAATCACTGGCGCAAGGTCAATGACCCATTCCTGCTGAAGCACGAGATTCCCGCGTTCCAGATCGACAAGACAGAAGGCGGCAAGACGCGGTGGGACCATCAGGACGGCAAGCGGGACGACAGGATCTTCGGAGACGGCATCGCCTACTGCATCATGAACGATACGGAAAGCATGACCCGGCGGGTGCTGAACAAGTTTGAGGGCGACGAGGAAGAGATTGAGATTGATTATGGGTATCCAGTGGGCATAAACTCAACACTTGAAGAGATGATGGGAGCGGAACTGTGACAGCTGGATTCGAGAAGTGGTGGAGCGAGCAGGGCCGCTTTATGGACCCCGATACCGAAGACGTGCATTGGTACGACAAGCGGGAAGCTCTCGCTCGTCTAGCCTTCGATGAGGGCGTGAAGATTGGGATGGCGATAGCGGGGAATTACGTTGCCGATGATTACATTTATCCGACATGTGTGCGATTTGCCAACGGAAGAACGGTCACACTCCTCAAAGATCCGATTCCACATCTGGAAATATCTTCCACAGAGGTTAACCAGTGGGCATAAACTCAACACTTGAAGAGATGATGGGAGCGGAACTGTGAACGACTACCCTAAATCCGATTTCTCGATTTATTCGGTATCTCCAGCGAGTCGAACAGAGGCGGAGCCGCTCGTGCGGGCGCATTATTTGAAACGTTGGCCAGGTGTCGTAACCGCCACCTTGGGAATGTGGAAAGGCCCGTTCTTGGTTGGCGTAATCGTGTTCGCGCTTCCACCCCGCGAAACAGCGAAACGATACCGGGTGCATGTCGCGTGGGAGTTGGCAAGGTTGTACATCATGGACTCCGAGCCGTTTAACTCTGAGACGTGGTTTATGGCGAAGGCTATCAAGTGGGTGCGCGGCACATTCCCGGCAGTTGAAATGCTAGTGTCTTATGCCGACCCATCGGCGGGACACGCGGGCATCATCTACAAGGCTGCAAACTGGCGGCAAGATGGCCGTACCGATCAAGAACGGAAGACGCCGCGCTTCGACTATGGAGTAGGTGGTAAAGTGTACTCCCGGCGATCTCATGTCCCAAATGGAGCAACAGTGGACAGGATACCGAGAGTTTCAAAGTTTCGATTCACCTATCGACTCAGGAAAGAAACGGTGGCATCATGAGCTTTATTATTCTTCCCGGCGAGCAGAAAGACGACTGGGCATTCGAGAACGGCAAAGAGGTCCTCTGGTATCTGGAGAACCCCATGACGCGTGTCGTCCAGATCACCGCACCAATGGCCCCCATCCCTTACGGCTTTAACCGTCACAAGACGAATCAGCCAAAGGAGATGGACCGCGTATTCCGCAAACTGCACGAGCAAGAGCGGGACAAGAACGCGCAGGTCATCGAGAAGATGTGGAGCCGTGGCCGAGCTCAGTACGAGGCCTTGCGTGACAGGCTGAATCAACGGCTCGTATCGGCTGACACGAAGGTATGGGAGAAGGCATTCATCCGCGAATCGTTGCGGCTGATGAGCGAGCGCGACAATGAGGCTCAGAAGAATAATGTCTATGGTATTTCGGCGATGGAAGAGTCTCCCGCGCCACTTGAAGGCGCAAGAACGAGGGTGAACTAGATGAGACTGAGAATTCTTGACATCAACTGCCGGTGGTTCTGGTTTACTTTGTTCTTTCGCGTAGACCACAGTCCTAATACTGGCTACCACATTGAATCCAGCCTCTACGAATATCAACGGTGGTCTGGTCCGTGGTTTCACTTCTGGATGTGGGAGTCTCTGCCGGATATGAGGCCGCAAGTGGCTCTCAAGCCGCGCAGTGAAGGGATAGCTACACTTGCGCAGGCAATGACGAATCCAGAACTTAAGGTAGGCACGAAGTCGCGATTCGAGGATGTGAACTGATGGCTGAGCGAGACGAGATAAATTGGCAGTGCCCCGATTTTGAGTCTCCCGATGCAACCAAGCTCGGGTTTCTCAAGCGTTGCATCTCGCAAGGCATCGCGTGGCAGCAGGAGAACTGCAACACGTCCGACATGCAGCGGGCGATGGACATTCTCGCGGGCAAGACGGGCGGGAAAGTCTCGTCGAAGTGGGCCAAGTTCACCACGGGCGACCTGAAGCGTGGCATCTTGGAAATCGTCGAAACGCTCTCCGACATCCGCCCCTACTGGGGTTACTCGACGGACAACAAAGCCTTCCTCGAAGAAGCAAACATGATGAGCCGAGTGGCGAAGGCAATCTACCTGGAGTCCTTCGTCGACCGCGCCATCAAGGATGCGCTCCAGTTCGCCGCGGTGTCGGGGGCCGGGTTCATCTATCCCTTCTATTCGCGGTCCATGTTCGGCGCCGGCGACGGTGAGTTCGTGTTCATGGCGCTGGGGCAGCCCGACGTGCTCCCGATCCAGCTTGGACGCAGCAAGGACTACCAGAACGCCTACATCGTCACGCTGGCCATCCCGATGGGCATTGCTGAGGCTCATGCAAGGTTCCCTGAGTTCCAGCAGTTCTTGAAGCCGTTCTCGAAGAAAAGGTACGGTCGCACTAAGGGCGGCGAAGACATCAGAAGGAGCGATACGAGCCGCTGGCGCTTTCATAACATTGAGGGGCAACTCGAAAGCTATACCGACGTGTTTTACACCTACGTTCTGGACCTGAGAGTCAACTACGGCGAGGTTGACGAAAAAGGCGACCCGATTCTCGGCGAAGACGGCAACCTCATCGGCAAAGAGTTAGACATGGGCCAAGTGGGAACAAGCTGGTACTACAAAGTTCCCTATGTCGGCCAGTCAATCACGCGCTTTGAGGGCGGCGCAAGCGTTACGCGGCCGGCTACGGAGGATGATTGCCGAGTGTATCCTCAACGACGGCTGCTGATCCATTGTGACGGCGCTTTGATGTACGATGGCCCAGCATTCGACTGGCACAGCATGGTTCCCCTGGTGCCCTTCTATCTCGACGAATGGGCATGGGAGCCGACCGGATATTCCCTGTTCAACGGTACGGCGGCAACACAGGATGCGATTGATGACCTGATGCGATCGATCTACCGGGTAGCGATGGCTCGCGCAATGCCCGGAAAGGTCTACAACATCGACATCACCACTGGCGAGAAGGCCGGCAAGCTCACCTCGCGGCAAGCGGAAGGGCTTGATCCGTTGAGCCCGGACATTACCTGGGGCATCGACGGAGACATCAAGGAGCCCGTCTTAAAGCCTCCAATGCCGGAATGGTGCTACAACGTGCCCGAGTGGGTGATGAAGGTCGTAGAGTTCCTTCAGGCGTCCATCCTTCGCCAGTTGGGCCATGACCAAATCAAAGCGCTTGAGAAGCTGCGCGGCAACATCTCCGACCCAGAGAAACTGCTCGACGCAGAAGGCCCCACGGTCATGGGCACATCGCGGTCGATGGAGCGTGGATTCAGAGACCTGGCGGAGATGCTTAAGTTCCTTGTGATCCAGTACATGCCGGTGCGGACGCTCATTGACTATCTTGGCACGGACGGCATTCCAGCTACGGTGTTCGATTATTCCCCGGATATGGTGATTCCTTCGCACATGCCGGGAGAGCAGACGGTCGATCCGATGGGCCAGCCCGTTGCTTCCAGCGTGGAGACGTTGACCCGGGCCAAGACGTTCGCGCGCAATCTGCGGACGTTCATGACACCGCATTCGATGCACTACATCGCCCAGGCCAAGCAGAGGCTCGACACGCTAGCGTTGCTCGGCAAGGGTGTGCCGGTTGACCCTGAGACGATTGCGAACACGTTTGATCTTCCGAACTGGGGCAGCATCGACGGGTCGACGATCAAGGAGAAGGTTCTCAACTGGGCCAAAGAGCAGGTTACCCAGAAGGCACAGATCGCCAAGCTCGAAAAGGCGGAGGGTCTTGTTCCGCCAGAGGATGCCGGAGGGAAGCCGGGACCGAAGCCCGGTCAGGCTGGCGCGGGTAGGCCCAACACCAACAAGAAACCCGCCGCAATTGCTCAGAAGGGCACTGCTGGCGGCGGAAGAGTAGTACGGAAAACGAGTTAGGAGAATCATGGACCCCAAAACAAAAAGCGTTCTAACGGATGAGACAGCATTCAAACCAGACACGGAAACTGTGGAGGGATGGAACTCTCTACTTCGCGAAACTCTGGACTTCATTCACGAAGAGGGCCAGTCAGGAACACTCACGGCGCACTTCCGGCCCGGTGGTGTGATGACGGCATTGGTGTTCAAGGAAACAACCACGATTCCGCAGGCGCAAAGGGCGCTGCTTTCGGATAACAGCCAACCCGAGTAGTGAGCAAAATTGCTATCCGGAGAATCTATTCTGGGAGTAGGATAATCTCGAGGCGCTCATGGACCACAAAGAGAAAGCAATTCTGAATCGCCTATTGCGGGAAGCCGAGGACAACGCCCGCGAAATCTCCAAGGTCCTCCATTTCGTTCGCGAGATTCTCCGCGAACTTCAACCGCAACTCCCACAAATCACTGTTTTTTCGGAGATTACAATGCTGCCTACCACTGGTGGAAACACCCAAATCTTTACCGGCACGTTCGTACCAGCCGGTTCCGTTCCCCCCACCGACGCGGTTTACGCCGTCACATCGAACGATCCTGCAGTCAGTCCCACAGTGGACGCGACCGGCCTGATCGTAACCGGCGCGCTTCCTGTCGGATGGGTGGAGAGCACCACAACTCCCTTGGCGTACACCCGCACGGCGTCCAGCGCAAGCAATACCTCTTGGACGTTGAGCGACATCATCACTCCTTCGGCGCCTCCGGTTGGGTTCCCCTCCAGCACGACCTTCGTCCAAACCACTTAACTCGATGCGACATTGCACTAAAGGCCTCCGCTTCACGCGGGGGCCTTTCTTTGTGCGGAATAAAATAAAACCCAAATACCCAAACTACTCCCAAACTATAGCAGCGATTGAATTTGACTTAGCCTCGCCCGTGGCTCTAGAGTCTGAATCAACAACTCAGGATCACGGCCCAGCGATGTCAGCCGCTCCTCTGAATCCAAACTGAGGAGAATCATCATGGCAAAGCGTAGAGGACACAAGGGCGGCAAGCACAAGAAGCTCACCGTCGTAGGCCCCCATCTGGGTGCGAAGCACATGGCGAAGCACAAGGGTGGACGTAAGGGTCGCGGTCGGAAGCGCGCATAAGTGGGAACCATGCCACAAGGCGCACCGCAAGGCTCAATGCAGGGGGCTCCTCCGCAAGGGGGAGCTTCGCCTGCCATCAAGCTGGCAATGCTCGGACAGGCTATTCAGGGACTCGCAAAGGAGTTTCCTGGGGGCCAAGAGGGTATCCAGATGATGATGAAGGGCCTTCAGCAGGTGCAGGCTTCCGCTTCGGCGCAATCGGCTCCCCAGCAGCCCCCGGCTCCGCCCCGTTAATCCTGAGAGACTTTTGAGGAGAAGAAATAAATGACTGAACTCGAATGGCTCAAGCAGGAATCGGGACTAACTGACGAAGAACTGAAGACCTACGAGACGATTCTCGGAGACAGCAAGTTTAAGGGAATGCTGAAGAAAGTTATCGACGGCAACGGTGCATTGAGTGCCGCAAAGACAAAGGCCGAGACGGAACTGGATCAGTTCACTACCCGCTACAACAATGAGATTGTGCCCGCGCTACGGACTACCACTCAGGAGTCCATTGCTCAGTCGGGCAAAGTGGCCGCGCTTGAAGCAAAGCTCGCGAAGGCTAAGGAGTACGGCCTGATGATCGACGATGAAGTGGTTGCGCCAAAGCAGGCTGAACAGGTCCGCGCACCAGGCTCGCCCGATCCTAATGCCATCTCCCGCGACGATTTGAACCGTTTCTCCAATGCTCAGTCGAACACGCTGATTACGCTGAACGATCTGAACGCTGAGCACTTCGGCCTCTTCGGTGCGCCGTTGGGCGGCACGCAGGATTTGGTGGACGAAGTGAACCGCCAGCGGACGCTTGGAAACAAGAACTTCACGCTCAAGAATGCTTGGGAAATTAAGAACAATGTCGCCAGCAAGCGCGCGGAAGTAGCCGCAGCCGCTCAGACGAAGCGCGACAACGATTTGAAGGCGCAGTGGACCAAGGAAGAGCGCGAGCGCACCGGGAGCAACCCTCACACGCGCCGCGGCCAGCCTAGCCGTTTTTCAACGTACAAAGCATCCGATGCGAAGGCTGAGAAACCGTGGCAGGCTTCGCGCAGCAAGAATGAACGCAACGCCGGTTGGCGCGAAAATGCGCTGGCTAAGGTGCAAAACGGCGCTGCGTAAATGAATTTTAAGGAGAGAATCAAATGGCTTTTGGGCCGCTTTTTCCTGAGTTAAGCGCTACTACCCTCAACGAGCTCGTGGATGGCTATATATACCAAAACAGCTATGTTGGGACCCCCTTTCAGCGCTACATGCGAGCCTCCGGAGCATTCGATCCGTTTGGCGGCGGCGCTGGTATGCAGGTGCCTCAGCTCTATCAGGGTGTCGGTGGCGGCGCACTGTTCCCCGGCGAGGATGTAACCATCGTCGATGAGCAGGTGATCACTGCCAGCCTCTTCCAGCCCAAGGCATACGCCAAGTACAAGCTCGTGAACGACTTTGTGGTGGAGGCTCAGAACAAAGGCCCTGAGGCCCGCGTTGCGCTGCTCGAAGCCTACCTGAACCAGATGATGGAGGGTATCGACTTCCAGATCGAGGGCGACATGTTCCGCCACGGTCAGGCAGCCGGCAATGGCGTCAGCGACAATCGCCTCGCGTCCATCAACGGCATGTCGGAAGCGCTCAATGATGGAGTTTCCCCTTCGTGGGATGGCAACGTGTTCCAGACCTACGGCGGCCAGGGACGCAACGGCGCAATCGGCGCCTCGTTGAACTCGACTCCCATCTGGCTCGGCGATCAGAACGGCAACCCCGCTCCTCCGAACTACCAGACCCTTTTGAAGACCTACCTGACTCCGATCCAGAACGGCGGAGACAAGCTGGGCGTGACCTCATACCTGGGGTACTCTTCGATCACTGCAGCCTTCCAGCGTCAAGAGCGGTATTTCACGCGCGATGACAAGCACATCAACTGGGAAGGCATCAAGCTAGAAAACGCAACCATCTTCTACGACGACATTGTGCCAGCGAGCGCTCCGAAGCCTTCCATCGCGAACCTGTTCACAAGCGTGAGCGGTACCGCAGCGGCCCCGGGAGCGATTCAGACCGGGCAGTTCGCCCTGACTCAGGCCATGCTCGGCAATCAGGGCATTTCGAACCTTCCTAACCTGGGCTTCACGTCCAACCCGACGAAGAACGGCTTAGCTGGCGGCTTGAACACCATCGTGGTTGGTGAGCCTTTGTTCTGGATTACTCCGGATGTGTGGAAGTACCGAGAGGCCGATGGCGCACCGGTGAACTACTACTTCATGGACCCCGCGCGGTGGCCGGAAAACCCGTTCCTGTACATACAGTGGTTGAGGCATGTGCTGAACTTCTACAACCCCACCCCGCGTGAAGACCAGCAGTGCTACGGGATACTCGGGTAGTCAAACGATTTAGATTCAAGGAGATAACATGGCTCGCATTTCAACGCCGGGAATTTGGCTCCCAGGTCCACTCAATACGCTGAACAGCGTCAGCCCCACCGGGCAGGCCGACATCGCCGGGAACCCCTACTACATGGGGATGAACCCTGGCAAGATGATCGTGCTCGGGCAGAGCGAAGCACAGAACGCGGCCGCCGCTGGGACGAACCTCTACGACGGCGCGTATCAGGTTGTGCAACTTGATTCAGGCGCGACGGCTTCTCTTGCGCTGGAGGGCATGCCTGCGTTCATCCTGCTTGACTCAGGCGCGACTCAGGGCGCACAGCCCGAGACGGCGTACAACATTCCCACGGTGACCACGGCAGACCAAGCGAATACTCTTGGGTTAAAGTCTTTGTTCTGCGGTGTGTTTATCAACCCAGCTACGGTTAACGCCGCGCCGAACGGTCCGACTCCTGGCAACTACACGATGCTCTTTGTCGGTGCCGGACGAGTGCAGACCATCAACGCTGCTACGGCAGTGCTTGGGCAGCCTGTATGGCCCAGCGCGGCTGGCGCTGCGACGTTCCAAACTGGTGCAACGGTTCCGACCAGCGGCACTTCCTGGGGTCAAACTGTCCAGCCGGTAACGGGAGCAGGGACAAGCCTCACTTACTTCCCTGATATCATGTTCCGCTTCGGCGGGTTCTAAGGAGACGGCATGGCGCAAGGTGTAGGCAGTTCGCATCCGATTATCGGGCTCCAGCAGACGTTCGGGGGGATGTATTGGAGTCCCCTCGACATCGCAGGCTCTGCAAGCTACGTGCAGGGCGGTGACGCGATCAGCCCGCAGAGTTTCGGATTCAACAGTTATATCCATCAGCTTGTCGGCGGCGTGTCGCAGAGCGGTAACTATGTTGCTGTGCCCCGCGCGCTAAACAGCGGATTCACTCAGTGGCAACTGGTGTGGTTTGTGGTAGCGACAGGGCTTCAAGTGGGAGCGGCTGTCAATCTTTCCGGCGAAACGGTTCGCTTGGCTGCAATCGGGCAGTAGACTTCGGTTGTCATTTACCTTCGGGTCGGGGCTTCGCGGCCTCGGCCCTTTGTTTTGTGAGGAACAATGCTGATTGACATGACCTCGGAGCTTACCGACTTGGTGCCTGCGCTCAGCCGCGTCCGAGCCAAGCGACTGATAAATAGAAGCTTCAAGATCGTTCAGGATTCCATGCTCTGGAGCTTCCAACTCCAGCAGGGAGGATTCTCCACGCCGAACGTCTCGACGGGCGGCTCATGCACGTTCGCTCTGGGCAGTAATCAGGTCATCGGAGACGCGGCGGCATCGGCTCAGTGGCTTGCCTTGCCCTTCTACTGGAGTCCCACGACGCAGCAGATCAGGGCGCAGGGTTATTCGGTCTATTCAATCATCGCGATGGACACGACGAACCCGGCAGCCATCGTGCTGACCCTGGACCGCAACTTCATCGATCCTCTGCCGTTTTATACTGGGGTGGCTTACCAGATGTACGGCGCCTACATCCCCGCACCGGTGGGATTCAAGCGCTGGCTCAACGTGGCAGACATGTTCGATCAGTGGTCGATGGATATCTGGACTGGCCGGCGCTCGCAGGACTTGGTTGACCCTTCCCGGCAGATAGCTTCGAACCCATACCGAATGCTCCCCTTGGGCACGGATCGCCGGGGCGCTGGCACGTCGACACCATCGGCAACCCTGAATCAGCAGCTTTACGAGCTTTACCCCTACCCGACAACGAAGATTGCCTACCAGTGGTACGCGGTCGTAGAGTGGCCGTACCTGGCCAATAACAGTGACATGCTGCCATCACAGATCAGCGAGGAAGTGGTGACACAGAAGGCGCTGACCTGGGCCTACCGGGACGCTGAGGGACGGCGCGATATCATGGCGGCGAAGGGCGCAGGCGCGAATTTCCTCGGGCTCAAGAAGGAGTCGGAGACGGACTTCCTAACGCGCCTGAAGACTTTGCGGCTGCTGGACCGGGACGCAGTTGATTCGTACATGGTGGACATGAGGGCCGCGATGAGCCGGATGACGGTCGGGCCATGGTTTAACAGTTCCACGATGCGGTCGAGCCCTTTCTAGGAGGATGTAATGGCGCAAAACAGTTCATTGATTGACGATGCCGTTGGCATAGAAAATAAGCTCGAAAACTTTCTCGGTGATCCATCGAAGGCTGCCAACCAAAAGGCGCAATCGTCGAACTGGAAGCCAGAGGCTAATGAGGAACAAAAGGAGCAGATTGAACGCGAGTCCGGACGCAAGAAGCTGACCGCCGACGGACCGACCCTGGGCGGTAAGAAGAAAGCCAAGGCGAAGACGCGGAAGGCTGCAGCGCGGAAGAGGGACTGATTGCCATACGCCTACCTAAATTTGGGCCAGCTTCGCGCTGCGCTGATGCGGCGCTTGCAGGATACCGCAAACGTCAACATTCCCGTTGCTGAGGCCAACTTATATATTATTGAGGCACTTAGAGTTTTGAATGCCCAGACTCAAGCTCCGGGTATTATTGACTTCACCTTTGATTTCAACCCCGGCGATACGTGGAACACTTTGAACTTCGCAGGCTCGCCGCGGCAGCGCACCGTTACCGACACGGACATCTACAGCCAAGTCGAAGCGATGCTGATGGAGCCGATGAGCGGCGGAACCTGGACGGGTACAAACCAGTTCAACATCACGCAGTTGGCGAATTCGCTTCAATATCGCCGCGATGAGCTTCTGTTGGCGTCTGCCGCGAATACGGTGAATCTGCTTCAATCATCTCCGTTGCTCTCGACGACGACCATCCTTCCCGACTCCACGCTGGACCTGCAGCGGGTGCGGTGGATGCCTTCAGACTCCTCTTTCGTCTCGCCATACGCTCTCGGAAGGGAAGATGTGACGACGCGGGATTCATTTGGCGTGTTGCTGACCATCCAGCCCGGGCCGCCCGACTCGTGGATGATTACGGCAAACTCCCCGCTGGCTTTCGACTGCTCTTGTCCCCCTAACCAGCCTGGCACATGGGATATGCTTGTTCCCTTCTCCGGAGCGCCGTTTGCGCCCCCTGCAAGCACCCTTGTAGGCATTCCCGACGATTGGACCCCCGCGCTGGTCTACGGCGTCTTGGCGGACGTGCTGGCGAACTCTCCGGAGGGCAGGGATGAGTCACGCGCCAAGTATTGTATTCAGCGATACGAGCAGTTCAAGAAGGCGATGATCAAGATGCCATGGCTGCTCAGTGCCGCGATTGGGTCGATTCCGGTTGACACGCCATCCTTCAAGGAGATGGACGCCTACGCACAGAATTGGGAGCAAACTTGGCCCGCTGGCGATCCTCAAGTTGTTATTGGTGGCACTGATCTTGTCTCTCTGGCACCGAACATCCCCAGCAATGGATCTATCGTTTCCGCCGTGTTGACAGTCGTGGGCAATGCGCCAATCCCGACAAGTGACTCGAGCCTTATCCAGCTCGACCGGGCGGGCGTGGATGCGGTACTCAACTATTCGCAGCATGTTTGTATGTTTAAGCAGCAAGGCAAGGACTTCTTCGACACGCTTCCACTTTTCCAGCAGTTCGAGGGGTATTGCAGACTGAAGAATCGCCAGTACTCCGCGCTAGGAATCTTCCTTCCAGACGTAATAGATCAGGGCAATCGCGGAGAAGAGCGGGATCCCCATTTTGCGAAGGAGTCGCCGAATGGCCAAAAGGCCTGACAATTTCAGAGGTTTAAATATTGCCTCCCCGGTAAATCGCTTGGGGCCGGGAGAAGTTGCGGTTGCGGTGAACACGCGCGGATACGGAGAGGGACAATTTGAACTAAGGAATCAGCTTAGTAACCCCATCGTAATCGATTCCTCCGCTATTATCCTTGACTCATCGGTACAGTCGATCTGTCGCGTCAACGACACCACGCCGGCAGGCCCTGCGGATGGCTTTGTGTTGATCTCCGTCGACGCGGCTGGAAACCTCTATGCCAACGACACGATTATTGCTATCGGGCTCAGCGGCGATCCTGTCTCCATCATTCCGTTCCGGCCCAACGCCTCAGTGCAGCCGTGGGCCTACGTGTTCGACAGTTCGCAGAGTGCGACGATCTACACTAAGTTCGCGCTGAATGACTCCTCGGCGACGTTCAACTGCTTTGGTCAACTGAAAGTTCGCTCTGACGGTCGGGTCTACAAGACCGGCATCAAGGAACCGCCTCTCGCGCCTACGATAGGCACAGGGAATAGCGTAGTTCTATTTGGTGGAGTAACCCCAAACCTATTGGCGACGGCGATTCCTTGGACCAACTACAACGGCCAGAATCCGAACTACAGTTATGGCGAACTGAACGGATTGCCTTCCCCCACTCCCGATGGGACAGCTCCATTCATTGTCGATGTGGCGAACGCTTCAACCATCACCATCACGGCTTTAACCGGAACGGCAACGATCAATGGCTTCCCTCATGCGCCTACCGACACGTCTGCGGCATGGGTAGTTCCTGCCGATCCCGGATTTCCTGGGCAGTTCATTCAGATTGCCGGGACCGGCCTGACTCCGGGCACAGCGAGTGTGGTAATAGGCGCATTCACCGATGGTGCTGGCAATGTCATCGGGAAGGGAGTGGCACCGCTCTTTGTGCCTTCCGTGGTCGACGTAGGGGCAAATATCGGTGTCGCCATTCAGGTTCCCTACGGGGCAGTGGCATTCCAGATCGGCATCAATTCGATTGGCGACACGTTCAGCGCAAACTCTGGGTCATTCACGATTGCAGGCGAAGTGACCACGGAAGCGCTTCCTCCAAACATGTCCATCCTCGGAACGCTTGCCCTCTACTACTGGGGCGATTCGCCCATTTCAGGGCCTACCGGCTCGTACATATGGAAGAACCCGGGTGACACAGGCGGCGGCATCCCCCGCTCGACTTCCAACGCCGCCGGCAGTACGACTGGGAATTCGTTCATTTTCGATGCGTCCTTTGGCTCGAGCGCAGTTCCTCCACAGCCGGCGGGGATTCCTGGACTTCCTGGAATCGGCTCTCCAAGTGTCCCAATGGAATGGTTTTCTATCTCGCCGGAAAGCGCGGTTGTAGGGGAAGCGCCCGTATTCCCTTCTCCAATCACCACAACCTATCCGACGAACACGGCATATCAGAACTTCAATTTCGTCGTTTACGGTAAGATTTACATTCCCGCCCCTGGACAGTACACCTTCGTTCTGACCTCACACGATGACTGCATTTGGGGCATTGAAGGTGCATCGCTCGTTTCAGCAGTCGCATCGGGAAGCGGCGAAAGCGCATCGGTAGGCTTGTCTAACAGCGGCCAGACTATCACTGTGGCAGAGGGGTATCCGCTTCTTCCGAGAGACAACTACACGCATGGCGATGGCGGAGATTACGCGCGGACCACGGTGGTCGTTTCTTTCGCGGCGGCTGGAATCTACGGCATCGAGATTGACTACGATTACTGGTACCACTCGGGCCGCATCCTGCTTCTCGAAGGATCACCCAAGCCGGGAGAACCAGTCACGATCATCCCGCCCTTAACCCAAGGCATCCGAACCGCTGTTTCGTATGCGTATAAATATCGCTCCTCCCTCACCGGTGCGCAGTCTAATCCGAGCCCGACTTCGACGCCAGAAACGTTACCTGTTCTCGCAAACACGATCACGGTGGTCTATTCCCCTGATCCGCAGGTGGACAAGATTGACTATTACCGCCAGGATGTGGGGCTTCCGAACTACACCTACGTTGCCACGGGGCCGAACACGAATCCTCCCACGCCGATCACTGACGCTCTGACCGACTTGGAGGCTGCGAACAATCAGGAGATGACCTACACGGACTATGAGCCCGTCCCGTCGATCGATCTGCCCGAATCGGGGACGGTGAACGTATCCGGCGGAATCATCTCCTGGGCTTCAGGGAACAAGTTCAACACGCGCTGGCTTCCGGGAACCATCATGCTCATTGGTTACCCGACACAGCTTCCCTACGTGTTCATCACGCGGCCCACGAGCAATACTCAGGTTGCGATTCCCGGCGTTCCCGATGGATCGAATCTCGTTTACAACATTGCAGAGCCATCCCTGGCGAATCAGCCGTTGCCGTACATGTTTGGGCCGACAGACAATATCAACTTCATCTTCGCGGTGGGAGACCCGCTGAGGCCGGGCACGATCTATTGGTGCAACGGAAGCAACCTGGATTCATGGGCGGATACCAACCAATTTGACCTTACAGACCCATCTGAGGCCCTAGTCAACGGAGCGATGACTGGCGGATACGCGGCGGTGTTCTCGATCAAGCGCGGCTGGGTGATGACGCCGAACTTCTTTAATGCTCTTGCCACTGTGACAGGTACTTCAGGTTCGGTGTGGACGGCTCAGGATGCGGGGATAAGCAGAGGCCTGTTCATCCCCCGCTGCCTCATCGTGCAGGGCGGAGGCAAAGTCTTCTTCCGCGTGGATGATGGGATTCACTATTCGAATCGTGGATTAGGGTCGCAGTCAATCACCGATTCCGACCTTTACCCATTATTCGTCCACGAGGGCTCGACGCCGCAGCCAGTGGTACGCAACGGCGTCACGATCTATCCGCCTGATGATTCGCAGCCGGAGCGTCAGCAATTTAGTCAGCAAGGCCCGTACATGTACTGGGACTACATCGGGCTTGGTGATGGGCAACCGCACACTCTCGTATTCGACACGGAGCACATGGGATGGATTTACGACCTCTATGATCCTCCGGCAACCATCCACGGCTCGAATCAAGGCGAAAGCATCCAGGGCAACCTCGTAGGCTGCGCGGACGGCTCTGTGCGGTTGCTGGTGTCGAATGGAGTAGAGGCGCCCGTGGCAACCGTGGCAACGCCCGGCATCGGCGGTCAGGGATGGATGACGGCATATGAGGCAACGTTCGAATACAAGTGCGATTCCGGGGCCACGGTGAGCTTTTTTGCGGTGGACGCGAATAATGGCAGCTACGCGCCCAATCCCATAATCCTAGACTCGACAGGTGGCCAGATCACGAAGTTTACGACAAAGGTTTCTCCGTCGAAGTGGAAACTTCTCCAGACGCAGTTTGATTGGTCAGACCCAAGTTTGGAAGTCTACTTGGAAGGCTGCTCAATTGCCGTGAAACCATGGGGTGGCGAGTTCAAGAACGTCCCATTATTCCGTCCAAGTGGCGGCGAAGGTGGGCAGCTATGAGCCCCTGGCCTGGAGCACCGAAGAATCCGCCAACATCGCCATCGAACAAGTCTTCGAACTGGCCTGGAATACCGAAGAGTCAGCAGTCCCCCGCCATCAACCCCCCGTCGATGCGGGCTGTTCCTGCGCTCAATGAAAACTCAACGATGGGGGATGTAGCCAATTCTATGAGGGTTGCCTTCGATGGGTTGACGGTCCATGAGCAGGCCTTCGCCAATCTTCCCGCTCAGGTGAAGGCGCAGGCGGCGGAGGCAGCGACCGCCGCAGTAACAGCATCGACTATTGTTTCACCATCATCGGGGTCCATCTCTGGAGGAACAGCGAAGGTCTCCACGTTCAATGCCAATGAAGGGAACATTATCTACTTCCCAGTGTTGGGCTTCGTGAATGACCAGCTTGGGAACCCGGAGTATGCGATGCAGAACTCCGATAATGGGAAAAAGGTCATTATTGGCACCGATTCGAGCGCCGTGGTGGTCTTCAATGCGGCTACGGTCAACGCTCCATGGTTCACGATCATCGACAATGACTCCTCCGCCACGGCAACAATTATCTCCGATTCCGGGGCGGTTTTTGGGGCTCAGTCTATTCCACCTAACGGCTTCGGGATCGTTTATTTCGACGGAGCAGACTTTTGGGCGGATGCTACCCCTGCTGCTGGCGGCGGAGGAACGATCACAGACGTTGCGGCAGGTACGGGACTCACTGGCGGTGGCTCAAGTGGCTCAGTGACTTTGGCTATCGGCGCAACCGCTGTCACGCCGGGGAGCTACACGAACACAAACCTGACCGTAAACGCAGAGGGTCAGATCACGACGGCGGCGAACGGCTCAGGTGGCGGTGGGGGCTACGTCAAGGGGATTATAGCTATTGGTCCTCAAGGCTCAGCGGGCACGTATACAGCATCGGGAACGGTGCCCGGCGCCACGGTGGGAAGCGCGGTCTTAGTGGGCGTAGTGAACTCGACAGAGGCGGGTATATTCTCCAATCTGATCGGGTATGTGACGGCTCTTAATACGGTCAGTATCCAGCTGACGGCAAATGCCGCGTTTCTTTTGGTTGGATTACCTGTGGTCGTTTTCGTCTGATAGGGGTATCCTGTGATGGAGGTGTAACTTGGGCGGTCTTGTGGGTGGCATTTTTGATTTGGCGTCTGGTGACCCCACTCAGGGCGAGCAGAAGAAGTTTGGCGCTCTGGGGGACTACCAAACCGGCGTAGGGGAAGGACTGACGACTGCCGGGGCCGGATTCAACGAAGACATCCTCTCCGGTGATCCAACCAAGATTTCTCAGGCTCTCGCTCCCGAGATCAGCGCCGGTCAGGGGCAGGTAGAGCAGCAGCGCCTTCAGGATGCCAACTTCGGTACCCGTTCCGGGGGCACAGCAGCCTCTACAGAGGCAGCAACAGCCGCGAACAGGGGAAACATCATCAACCTCGTCGGAGGGCTTCAGAAGAGCACTGCGGAGTCATCCTTGAGCCATGGTGGTAGCCTTATGGATTCCGCAAGCTCGAATATCGGCAATGAGGCTCAGTTGGCCGAGCAACGCCGTCAGCAGCAGGTAGGTGACGTGAACGGTATCGCGTCAAGCGCGGCGGAGATTGCGATGGGCATCCCTGGCGGCGCACCGGCGGCGGCTCCCGCGGCGGGGCAAGACTTGTTGAGCATGGCATCCCCGGAAGACAGCGCGCTGGAATCAATCAACGCGATGGGAATAAGTTAAGGAGAAAACAATGGCACTTCCAAGGTTGAATTTTCAGGTAACGATTCCCGCGAGTGGGATTACACCCATCATTGCAGGGATTCCAGCGAACACCGGAGCCCTCTCGGGGCCTCAGAATACCGCAGGCGGATTCACTCCGTGGGCTGTTGGCGATTGCATTGTCCAGTGGCTACAGTTCCAAAACAATGCAGCCAATCCTATCCGCTATGGTGGGCCGAATGTCAGCGTGACCACTCCGGCGGCGGTGAATTTAGGAACGGCGGGAAATGGGATGCTGCTCCCCGGCGGACAACCAGGCGGATCGGGATCGATGAGCACGCCCATCAACTACTCAACTAACTTAGCCGAATGGTACGTCGCTGGAACCCCAGGCGATGTCGTGGATATTCTGTTCCTGCCCTAAAAGGAGATTTATGCGTAAGTGGCTTTGGCTGTTCATTCTCGCGTTGGCTCCTGCATCCTATGCGCAGATCAACATTCCCGCTCCGTCCTACGTCAGGACACTTCCTGCGACGTGCGGAAACAGTGGGTCATGGGTGCTCATCTCGACGGGCGCGTATTACGTCTGCTTCAACGGTGTGCCGACGCTGGTCGGCGGAAGTGGTGGCTCCGGCACAGTCAGCAGCGGCGGTCCTTACGCCATTCCGGGCTACGGGGCAGGCACATCGACTACAGTAGGTCCGACGAACATCACCACAGATGCAACCGGCAATAACCTGAATGTACCAGGCACCGTCGCGGCTGGCACTGTGGTACCCGCTGCATTAGATAATAGTATTTATGCTGTTGGCTATGGTGTCAAAGCCGATGGCCAGACCGTGGGAGATGCTAGCACGGTTGTTACATCTTCCACTATCACATGTCCCGCCAGCGATTGCAATTTCACTGCTACGGACGTGGGAAAAATCGCCTTCGTTACGAGCATGACGCAAGATATTACGATGGCAGATTCTGGCGTTGTTGTTGCCCGAAGCACGATCACTATAGTGAACAATGCGCAGTCTATTACAGTATCTCCGGGTTCTGCGAATGGAACTTACACCGGACAGGCACGACTTGTATGGGGTCATCTTGACAGTGCTGCTTACAACGTGACGCAGACCACTGCAAATGACTCGCTATTCGCCGCATGGACCGCAGCACAGTCCAACTGCCAGCCGTTAGTGCTCCCGGCTGGTTACATGCTTGTTGAGCAACCCGAATTCTATACCTACTCGACGACGACTGGATGCGCAGAAGTTAACACGAATCTGGCACTCAGAAAAGGCTATGAGATTAGTGGGTCTGGTTCCCAATCAACATTTATAGTTCCCACTCCCGCAATGCTCGGAACTAACTGCACCGGACCAAACACCGCACAAAATGGGTGTTTCTTTTCTGTGCCAACTATTTCGCTCAACCATCTCGCCATTTTTGGCGCTGGAAATGGAACGCTTGACAGCAGTTTCAACGGCAAAGCAGCAATTTTGGTTCCGTCTATATCGGTTGGAACGAACTTCTTCTTTAACGATGTTGCCCTTTTGGGATGGGGCGGCGAGACAGCAAATTTTACCGGGGTAAGCATCGGGGGTACGAGCCCAAATCTTTCCAACGGGTTCATGGACAAAGTTGGTCTAGAAGGATTCGGGAATACACAACTGTTGGTAAACATGGCTATACAGGCCCCTCTCACCTTCACAAACGGTTACAACGTACTATGCGGACTGTCATGTCTCACGCTTAACGCAGGGACTATGTTCAGCAACTCGAACTCTTATGGGTTCGCAGTTTCTACAACACGGGATATGTTTACAGTCGATGCATCGGGTATGTTCTACTCAACTAATGATGCATTTCCTTGGGCTGCTGCTATCGGATATGCCCAATTCAGGAACAAGGATCAAGCGTTTTTTGACAACCTTTTCATGCAAGACTTAAACACCGGGACCTACGGGATAGTGACTGACAACAGTTTTTGTCTTCTCCATTTGGCTAATAGCTTTATAAAAATGGGAACAGCGGCAAATGCTGTGGTGCTTAGCTCCCCGTTCATCGACGGCGGGGGCAATAACATCTCCGGGTACAGCTTGCTCACATCAGCAGCGTCCATCGCTGGCGGTCCAGCAAATCTTTCAACCCAATCTGTAATAACAGCAGCTTCAACAATTACCCCACAAACTCAGGTTTTTCATGTGGGTGGAACGACGGCGATCAATACGATTACGGTCCCCACGTTTTGTATACCTGACTCTTTTATTGGCATGGTAGATTCGACTACTTGCCAGTTGTTCCTGATTCCAGACGCGGCTTTCACAACAACAACCGCAGGAAACATAGCGATTACATCCCTTGGAATCGTTGGAAAACAACTGATTATGACCTACGATCCAACAGCAGCGAAGTGGTATCCGAGCTACTAGGCAACCCAGTTGATGACAATGCGGTGCCTGCGCGCATAGGTAAACGGTTAGGTTTTTGAGCGCGATTTTAGGGTTTGAATTTCGGGTGACGGGCAGCGTAGCTCTACCTACAAATGCGGTATCTAGCTCAATCGTGGTCAACACTACGGCAGTCACGGCCAACAGCCAGATATTCGCGATGACGGATGGCACTCTAGGAACCAAACTCGGCGTGACTTGCAACTCAACAGTGGCAACGCTCGTGGGCGGACTGACTATTTCGGCGCGTACGGCAGGCACTAGCTTCACAATTGCAAACAATGTGGCTATAGTCACAAATCCGCTTTGTGTGTCTTACTTCATTGTCAATTAAGTACTTTAGCAGGAAAGGAACTGAATGAGTTTCGCGGACATTCTCAAAGAAGCCGGTTCAGGGCTTGCCACTGGCGCTAAGGCTGTAGGCGCGGTGCTGGAGCCTGTCGCCAAGCGCACGGCAGAAGTCGTGTCTGGGGAAGCTCCGCAGATCGACGAGGATAAGCGTCAGCAGGCGCAGAGGCAGGGCGAGCAGGCAACTGAAGCCAAGGCGCAGCAACTCGAATCGCAGTTGGAGATGGGCCGCAAGTACGGCACGCTGAATCCTGATCAACAAAAGCAGTACGTGGACGCAATCACGCAGCTTTATTCCCATCCCTCACAGATGGGCACGCTGGTATCGAAGCTGCACAAAATGACCCATCCTGACGGGGCAACATACCAGACCGCGCCATTGACGAATGCAACTCCGAAGGGCGGGACGGTTGCGGCAGATGAGCAAGGGAAGCTGAATGCTGCCCAGCAAACCGACGATCAGAAATTGGCCTTCGAGCGGAAGAAGATAGATGCCGGTGGTGCGCAACTGCTGGCATCTGGAATGCCTCAAGATCAGGTTAGTGCGATCAAGAATGAAGCGATAGAGCGAGCGATGGGAGCAATGGGCAACGTGCTCCCGAAAAACTCCAAGTTGGATATTCAGGGCGGCGTATTGGTTGGCGGAACGGATGAGCACGGGAGGACGTTCACAAACGCTCAGATTCAATCTGGGGAGGGTGGACCAGCACTAAAAGCCATGCAGGATGACTTCCAAAAAGGCGAGCAGGCCAAGACTGACACGGCGGACAAGAAAGCCAAAGAGAAGCAGGTTGAAGCCGACAAGAGGCAGGCCGAGATTGAGAGCAGGTTTAAACGGTCGTTGAATGCGCGCGAGCAGGATAAGGGGACATGGGAGGTTGTCGAAGGGGATAAAGGTCAGAGTCAGTTAATGAATTCCAAGACTGGGGAGATGCGGGATGCTCCGGGAGGGATGCATAAATCTGGATACTTCGCCAAGCAGATAGCTCCTCTTGAAGCTGCCAGCATGAACATCGACACTTATCTGGAGGGCAAGGTTTACGACGGCCCTGGTGATCTTTCCCTTCAACACGAGTTTTTTACTGCGACTCAGCCTTCAACTGGATTCAGGATGACGAAGGTGCAGCAGGACATCCTGCAAGGTTCGCAAAGCTGGCTCGATAGTTGGCAGGCAAAGGCGCATCATGCTACTACCGGAACATGGTTCAGCGATAAGCAGAGGCTACAAATAGCCGATGCTGCAAGACAAGCGATAGCGGCGAAAAAGGCATCGTTATCAGGTGCGACCGGAGCGAATCCAGTTGCCGGTAGCATTCCGAAAGTAGGGGCGAAGCCTAGCGGGGCAACTATGAAGGTTCCTGGTAATGACGGGAAAATGCACTGGAGCGATGGGAAGGTCGATCTAGGGGTAGTGCAATAATGCCAGAGCCGGTAAAACTCGATTTTTCCAAGGCCGTACCCATCAACGATGCCGGTACAGTAAACCTAGACTTCTCCAAAGCTCAACAGATTAGCGAACCTCCCGCCGCTCCAAAAGAGGGTTTCTGGCAGTCCCTCGGGCATACTTTCGGCGTCGGTAAAGAAGAGGGAGAAGCGCAGAAACAGGAACTCAAGCAGCATCCCATCGCATCGGCGCTGAAGGCGGCAGGCGGTCCTGCGGTGCAGTTGGCGGAAGGCGCATACCAAGGCGGCAAGCGGATAGCTGGCGAACTAGGCCAAGGAATCACTGCTGCGAGTGAAGGAAACCCCGCCAAAGTTGCCGAACATGGAGCCTATGCTCTACCGTTCGTTGGTGCGGGCATTAAGCGCGGCGTGGAGCAGTTGGGGCCGAATGAAGGCATCAACCCGGCGGAAGTAGGAACGGCTCTTGGGACGGCAATCCAAACCGCCCCGATGGTTGCGGAGGGTATGCGTCCTGTTGTCAAACCCATTGCTGACACGATAACTAAGACTCCCGGCAATGTGGCGCGTTCCCTCACGAATACAGGCAAGGAAACCGCTAAAGGCCTTGTAGAAAAAACACAGGAAAACAGGGAATTAGTGGGCGAAAAAGCCAAGGAAATTGGGACCAAGGACGCAATGGAAGCCGCAAGGCAGCGCAATCAAGAGAAGGTTGCCGCCGAAGGGCACGAGAGCAGCGCTCAAGGCGCCCGAGCCAAAGCCGAAGCCGAGCATAAGGCTGCTCAAGGAGAGTATTTCCGCAAGCAAGCAGAGCACAAAACAGCCACAGAAAAAACAGAGGCCGAGAACCAGCGATTGACTCAAGAGCACAAGGCTGCAACCGAACAGCATGGAAAACTGCAATCATCGCTAAACGAGGGCGAGCGTTCCGCGAAGGTCGATTTAAAGAAAGTCGAAGATCGCGTACACACCGATGCGGATAATCTCTACAAGACACTCAAGCCGAAGCTGGCATCGTATGAGGCTGATCCTGAAAGCACGGCGGAGATTGTCTATCGCGCCCATGAAAACACGAGCGCCTTGGAGTCAAAGCCTCCTTTGTTTGAGAAGTTCGAGAAGTTGGTAAAGAATAAAAGCGGGGCTTTGACATACGATGAATTGGATGACGCTCGTTCTCGCATTGGGGCAGCGATGCGAAAAGGGGGTCTATCTGGCGGAACATACCATTTGTACGAAGTTATGCTGGAGGGAGACAAGGAAACAGGCGTGCCCGGCATTGTTGACGAGATGGACCGCATTGCCAAGGATCACGGGCTGACAGAAGAGGCGGGAGCGGCCCGCTCTGCATGGCGCTCTTGGGCTGAGTCTTTCCGCGACCGTTCATCCCCACTGCGTAGTATCCTCGCCGATCCCGAAACTCACGGTCTTCTTGGAAACATGCGCGGCCAGCAGAGCTTCCTTGCCCGTCTCCGCGCTTTTGGTCCTGACGGAGTGCGGTTGGCTGATCGCATCGAAAAAGACCTTAACACTGCGCACGGATCGAAGGCGCAGTTTACTAAATATGGGACCATTGAAGTTCCGTCACCAAAGCCGCCGAAGTTGGGAGAGGTTAAGCCTTTCACTGAAAGGGCGCCTGAATATAAGCCGCCGCAAGCGGGGCCAGCGCCTAAGCCTCACCAGCGCATTCTCACGTCTGGAAGCCCATTGGAGAGAGCGACCTCCGAATCAGGGAAACCTACCACCGTAGGCGCGGAAGAACTCACTCAAGCCAACAAGGAAGCTATCGCTGCAAAAGAAAAGAAAGCTCGTACCGGGTACTCTCCGCTGCTCACGTCGGTTTTCGTCTTCGATGCCATCCGTAACGCTATGGAAGGGAACTGGGGTAACGTGGGAATGGATGTAGCGGCAAGATCAACTTACGAAGTGGGCAAGCAGGGGTATGCTGCCCTGTTGAGAAGCCCGAAAGTGATTGAGTTTCTGAGCAAGCCTACTGCGGAGCAAATCGCGCAGGTTCCACCGGAAATGCGGGGGGCTAACCTTCAACCCATTCTCGATGCGGCCAAGAAGCAGGGAATCCAGATAGACCCGCGTATTGCCGCGCTTGCTGCTGCTGGTGTCACAGCCAACAAGAAGAGCGTGGGCGATCTCCTGAAGCCGCAATGATCCTCTCCGCGCAGACATTTGACATCTTCGATAGATGCTCGCGGCGCCTTGGCCTAGAAAAGACCCATGAGCCGCGCAGCATCAGCCCTCTCGGACTGCTTTACGCTGGCGTCGAAGGCGGGCTCCTCACCGGTCAGCCCCTCGACTCAATCCGCGCCATCACCGCCGTGAAGGATGTGACTTGCGGCGAGTTGGCTGCAATCTCCGTCGTGCGTCACGTCGGGTTCATGGCTGAGGTAATTTCGCTGGCCATCCGCCGCAAGCTTGGGCAAATGTCCCGGCTGCCGGACGTGGAATTCGGCAAGCACTCCTGGCGATCTAACCTGTTCGAGACGGCCAAAGGACTTCACCGCATCGTGCTCGTGTCTTACCTCGACGACGACGCTTTAAGGTCGTTTTCCCACGGCTGGGGCACGGTAGGCGAGCTCGCAGCGCTTCAGAGGGACGTTACCCTCACCGCGGTCGTCATCGGGGCGTCACGGGGCGGCAGACGGCATTCTCACTGGACCAAGTGCTACCAGCATCCCATCCAGAAAAGCTGCCTCCGGTTTGGCCGGCGCAAAGGTGGAAAGGCTGAGGGGTTCACGGACTCGTGGCGCGAGGTCTGGCGGGAGATGACAGACATTTCCGCGGGCGTGTGGCTGGACAAGATGCAGGCCGATGACGTGCTCGGGGATCTGATTCAATCGCGGCGCATTCCGTACCGGGCTGACGATCACCGCATCGTGAAGGCGCGCGAGGACATGTTCACGATTCTTCCGCAGATGGAAAAGGCGTCTCCGGACGACCCGATGAGACGCCATTCCTGCGATGATCCGATTAAAGGGCAGTGTCCTTGGGCGTTTCTTTGTTGGTCGCCTGTAGAAGTAACCGTTGACGAGTTGGGGCATCTATATCGAGAACGCGACTCGGCGTGAAATCCCATTCACCTATTTCCATGACGACAAACGGAGGTCCGCCGTGCCAATAGGATGACGGATGGCCGGGGTGTTCATTCTCGAAATAGCCAGTTGCAATCTGAGGATGACCATTCCAGAGAAGTAGGTAGCTTCCCATTGGATACTCGGGAGTCTCCTTCATAAACCGCTCTTCGATAGTAAACTTTGGACCTGATTCAACATGCAGAGTAGTCATTTCAATCTCCTACTGAGGTAGCGGTGGAGGACTTGGGACACCTTTACGCACCCCGACCGCAACTAGGCAGATGATACGTTCGACTGCCTTCATATTTTGTCATTCCGCATCGAGGGCAAATGGTTGGTTTTTCGACTTCTGGATCGGGAGGGAGTGCCTCGTCTACCCCGTTGACTGTCTGCGGAATATCTGTATCGTGCTCGGTTGAGATGTGAAACGCTAGCAAGTCTTTCTTCTTAGGAATAGAACGAAGAATATTGATTTGATCGTCGGTCAACTCCCCGATCTCCGACAAATGAACCACTCTTCGCACAGTATATTCATACGGTGAAGAAAGCCCTTCACTGCGCTGTTTCATCTCCAATCCCTTAATATCCTTGTCTAGTTGCAATCGCATCAACTCGCCCATCTTGTCCATGTTCTCTTGAGCGTGTGCACACTTCTCCTCAAAGTCGGGAGCGTTGCAAGCTGCTTCGATCTGCTCTGGCGTGTAGTCGCTGTAGAGCATACCATGGGGTATAGGCTTACCGTTGAATCCTATCGGACGTTGTGTCATATCACTTCTCCTTTGGCATTTCAGGTGGTGTCGGTACGCCCTTGATTCGAGCGCCCCTCTTCTTCATAACGGTTGAGGCGATGGCGTCGAGAGAGGCAATCTGCGCCTCTGCCTGCCTCATGGCTTGATCCATCGAAACTGACGGCGGCTTTACGGGTGGCGACTCTACGGGAGTGATATCAACCATAGAGCCCCCCGGAGGTCCACTGCCGATGAGTGTCGCCGCGCCGCTACCGCTCACCCTGTAAACATCTACGCGGTCAACCTCGGCAGGTTTGGTGCGATCTTGCACTAAACGTATAGCCTCTTCCGCCAACGCGCTCACTTCCTCATCTTCGATCTGGCCCTTGAATGCCTCATGCAGGCTGACGAGGATAAATGTCGAGAGGTCGTATCGCGCTTCGTAGGCCCGCTTCGCAAGAAATTCGTAGAGACGCAAATCTTCCGGCCGCTGAAAGCTGAGTTGCGCGCGCTGCTCGTTAGCCTTGCGCTTTGCCATCGAAGGGCACCTCGTATTTCTCTTGCTCGTTTGAACCACCCCATTTTAGAAAATAGTATTCGCGCCACCCGGCAGTATCCCGTTGCACCTGACGCTTTATTTCCGGGTCTGAGTTGAGCGTCTGGCTGGGCGTGTGCTTCACCCGGAGGTTACTCTTCAGTGCCGGATATCCGGCAAGCCTCAAGCGCCTGTAGCAGTCGCAGTCTCCGAGATACCACGGCAGGTTTTCATCCCACCCGCCGATAGCCTGCATCGCCTCCGTGTTGAAGCACGCCAGGGCATCGTAAGACGTGAAGATGACTCCCCACTTGTCCCGCTGGATCATGGCCATGTCGAAGAGCTTGTCGAGGATGCCCTCGTTGTCTTCTGCGTCCGCGTGCATGAAGAAGTAGAAAGGATTTCTGGTTTTGACGGCCAGTTCAAGCATGGCATTCTGAGTCTGGGAAAAGGTGAGTTGATTCTTGGGAGTGATGATCGTGTAGTGGTGAAACTCTTCCGGCAGTTTGTTCCCTGAGTTATTGATAACGACCGGCTCCGTGGTCAGGCGAATCGACAGCGAATCTAGGCACCGCTTAAGCAGATCGAACCTGTTGACCACGGGCACAAAGACGGGAATTGTTGCTCTTGTGAGACTCATGCAGTCCTCCAGATCGTCGTTGCCGTCACCACTACCCGGTCGGGAATAAGTTCATCCACCGCCTGCTTGATTCCCATCCAGTTCGGCGGGTCGTAGTCGTGTCCGCATAGTACGCCTCCCGGACGCAGCAACGGCATCCACGCGAGGATGTCTGCCTTCACTGATTCGTAGTCGTGGCTGGCATCCAAGAACACCATATCTGGGCGTATATCTAGCTTTACCAGCGCCGCCGCCAGATCGAGAGAGCGCGACTGGAAGAAAGCCATGTTCTCGTAGCGTCCAGCGTGAGCAAGGAACTGCTCTTTGAGCCACCCCTTCGGCTTGTCGCGCAGCATGTCGAAGTGCTCCTCAGATCCCTCCCAAGTGTCGCAGGCGATGACTATGCCGAGCGTGTTTTCCGCCAGAGCAGACGTAGATCGTCCCATCCATGAGCCGACTTCTACGATGAGGGATTTATTTCCTGCGGCGATGGCAAGCCAGATCAACTCTTCTTCCGTCATCCAACCTGGAACAGTTAGTGCATATTCGATGCTCATTACAGTCCTTTCCTAAACCAAGATTCCCATGCCGGCCAGAGCGTTGGTCCGTTCCAATCAAACTCCGAAGGCAAGCTAGCCTTTTTCCCGAGATTCATTTCCACTCGGATTGCCCACTTCAACGCTTCATGAACCGGACGCTTCGAGCAGAAGGCCCCTTCATGGAAGTAGGCTATCGGTTCAACCTGCATCGACTTCGGGATGAATTCAGCCTGTGCGGCATAGCTCCCGGCAATACATGGTACGCCGCACGCCAGAGACTCCATGGCTGGGAACCCCATACCTTCGGGGCCGATGCAGAGCGTCGCGTCGCAGGCGGAATACATCTGCGCAAGCTGCTCGTCTGTGAACCGCTGATTAGTGATCGCCGCGCGTCCAGTGAGCCCGTAATCGACGATCAGGTTGCCAATGGACCAGTAGCGGTCCAGAACGTCCGTGTGAGCCCATAAGCGAACGTCATGGCCCCTGTCGAGCAGGATGCGGCATGTCTCAATGCCAAGTTGCCAGTTCTTACGCGCCTGATTGGTGGCCACGATGCCGATGAGCAGCGAGTCTGGCGTGAGCCCCTGAAATCCATGCTTGATAAGGCGCTGTCGCGGACTGTCAGGCGTGCATTCGCAATCTCCGGCCGAACTGCAATCTATCGCCCCACACGCAGTGCATTGCCGATCAGTTCCCGGCGCGGAAGGATTATCGACCCATGAGTGTTGCCCGCGACGTGGATAGAACACCTTGGAGTCGAGGCCGTGCGGTAGATGGTCTGGATTACCGGTTATCTTCGATGAAAACGCAGAGTAGTCCAGCACGCGGTCGAACCCCTTCATTGTTTCGGCGATCTGGTGAGGTAGTTTACCGCCGGGACCTTCTGCATCTATCGCTCCGTACAGGTACTTTTTGATGTTTGCTGTCTCGACCCAATGGCGAAGCTGGGGGATCGGGCACAGTTGGGGTTGGCCTAGCCAATAGAGACGCGAAGCATCCCAAACAAACATAATCCGCAATTCTTCATCGCCTGCAAAGTCGGCGGCGATTGCGGGCAGTTCCGGGAGAAGCCAGTTGTTTACATCGTGAAAATGGTAGTCAGGCCACGGAAATCGACTGCTCCCACAGCCTCCATATCCAGCGGTTCCGACGCGGTAAACGTCGCCAAGATTCTCGTGGACGCGAACAGCCAAGTCTTTTGTTATGCGACCTAGGCCGCTACTGGCCGATATAGAGTCACTGACGAACAGGATCGGTTTCTTGCTCACGCCACTCTCCCAAATTCACCGTGATGCGTTTTTGAAGCCTCGCAATAAAGCGCATATGCATCTTCGCGGGTTTTCCTCATCCCAAGGTATATCAACTTCCTATTGACCCTTATGACAGCCAACCAGCGAGAACGGTCTTTCCGCCACTGCACGCCTTTGAAGCCAGACGTGTTTCGCGAGTTCTTGCGCTGGTTTCGACCATTGCCATGATTGTCCGTAATACGCAGGTTTGACCGCCTATTGTCGAGGGAATTTCCGTTCCAATGGTCTCCCTCTCGCGTGTCGCCACGCTCCAATCCTAGAATCATCCTGTGCATCGAATAGTGAGGCCAGTATTTAGACGCGAGCTTGATCTGCGTATTCGCATAGTATCCCTGCGTATGGGGGTCGTATTGTGCCCACCACTTGTGCTGATTCAGCCATTCAAAATCGGCAGCGTCAACAATGGCGACTTGACCTTGCGTGAGGGGAATTTCGCGATAAGATGGTTCAGGGGTGCTCATATCGGACTTGCCTCCGGTGTGACATGATGGGGAGCTACAACTCCCTGTCCCCCTATTATAAACCACTTCTCCATTCCCAAAGAATACCACAACTTCCGAATTCCGCAACTCCTCATTTTCTCAATTCGCTTATGATAGAAGTCGTGAAGAAAATACTGTTTATTCTCGCGTTGCTTCTGTGTCCGCTATCTGGGCTTGGCCAGACCGGAGCCATTCAGGGAACATCGACGCTCGGAGGCATCTCGGCAACCACTCAGGGAGCACAGTCAAGCAATAAGCTCCTGGGCGTGATTCCGGCTGCGAAGATCAGCATCTACCTGACCGGAACTCAGACGCTGGCGATCCTGACTTCCGACGGAACCCACTCGCTCTCGAATCCCTTCTATTCCAACGCCTCAAATGCCGTGAACCCCGGTGGATACATCGCTTTCGCCGCTCTGGATACCGGATATGACATTGTGGCGAGCAGCGGGCAGGGAACGCCGAACTGCACCACGGGACCGCTATGCTATACGCAACCAGTGACGCTATGCAAGGACTGCTATCCATCTTCACAGATTGTCATTCCCACAGCGGGATGTATTGGCCAAAACGCTATCGCCAATGGCTGCACGGGAGCTACCACAGCAGCGGGTGCTGCCGCGAACATCGTCAACGGCCAGCCGATCTCGCCAAGCAGCGTGACGACAGGCACCGTCGTGGCTGGCAAAGTGAACGCAAGCGTCAACAGCGCTATTAACGTCTCCAGCCCACCCTACAACGCGGACCCTACGGGAACCATCCCTTCGACGCCATCGACCGGAATTTGCGCGGCGGCGACTGCGGCCCAGAACGGTGCGGCAACCATTTCCTTCGCAGCAGGAACGTACACGGTAAATGGAACCTGCTCCGTAACAAGCAACTTTGCGGTGACGGCGACAGGCCCGGTGACGATCACCCAGCTAAATGCAACCGCGTATACATTCAGCGATTCAGGCGCTCAGTTTCTCTCCGTAGACGGTGGGGCGTCGCTCATCACTTTCGCAGGCGGTCTGGGAGTGGTTCACGTCGACAACAACGATATAGATTCAACCAAATATAACTTCAGGCATCTTATCTTTGGCTCGGGAATCGCTAGCTACGCGGTCGATGTGCAGAACACGCGCTCGGCTACTCCGATCAGCTTTACAGGGACTCTGACAAGCGGAAGCACGACGATTGCCAGCGTGTCTAGCACTGCGGGCCTGCCCTCTTATCAAGGTTATCCGATCGTCGGCACGGGAGTTCCGCTGGGCGCAGTCATTAGCTATGTGGGGAGCGGTTTCATTACCATCACCTTGCCGGCAACGGCATCTGCACCGGGTGTGGCCCTCAATGCTTACGCAGCACTTAGTTACAACCAAATGTCTGCAATCGTGACGTTCGACGACATCACCTTCAATTCCTCATTTGCATTCAAAACGATAGCAGATCAGGTAATCGTCAAGGACTCGCGCGCCTCATGGACTCCGACAGAAAACAACGTTGCCTTCATGTACATTGGGGGGGGCGCTGACCCAAACAACAGTGGGAAACTCGTGATTGAGAATTCGACTTTCGTCCCCTACGCTTCCGGTTTTACAAATGTCCGGTGGATAGATGACTACGGTAGCGTGCTCATTGAAGGGCATTCTCGATTTAGTTGCGAGAATGGAGGCGGGTATCCAACGATATACTCCTTCACTCCCTACGATAACGACTCCAGTGGTTTATTTGCGGGCTCGTCTACTGCGGCCTACGATAGCACTATTTGTGTGGGGTCGAACGCAGATCAAGGGTTTGTGGTTATCCCCCCTTACGGGAATCTCCCTGGTCTGATCAAAGTAGATTCGATGCCCCTCATGGGATACCCGTACATTAACAATCAAGCGGGGGCAACGGTGGGCGGCACGCAGACGCTGGCTGCCTATCTTGCAGGGGCTGCTTATCCGATGTACACATTTCGCACCGTCATTGGCTCAGTGATTCCGGCGAATCTCGTTGCTCCGCCAAACATGCAGGGATCAGTCCTTTTGTACCCTACTGAGTTAATCCCTTATACGGTCGATATTCATGATCAAAACCGGATCACGCCGCCGCAGGCAAACGCGACAAGTGGCACAAATTACACCTCCTTTATTACCCAGATGGCGGCAAGTTACTGGACGGGAAGCGTGGCGGCGCTAGATACATACTCTTGGCAAAATATCTGCGCGAGTGGGACCAATCCTGTCTGTACTCTCACACTTTCTACGGGTGGAAGCAGCGGGGGGCACGCTGTCAGTCTGGGCGTCCCGGTTTCTGGCCAGAATTTCAATAATGTAGACATGTGGACCAACTATACCTCTCTTTATGTCGGCTCCCTTTATAACAGCGCGGCGGCAACGTGGGGATCATCTGTCGCGGCTTTTGGCAACAACGCCTTTGCATATGGCGGAGCGGGGCTAAATAGATCGACAGCCTTCGGGTACAGTGCAGGACAGTTTGCGTCTGGCGGGGTAACTCATGTGACAGGCCCTCAGTTGAGCGACTATTACGGATATAACGTAGAGCCGAGTTCCGCAACCCCCTATAACGAAATAGCATTTGGATCAAATTCAGTTGGGCACGGTGACTATACCGCTACT